TCAGCAGCTACAAGAAATAACTTCTTAGCACAAGTAAACCCATACTTAGAAAATGTTCAACAAAGACAAGGATTGTATGCGTTTAAAGTAATTATGGATGATAGTAACAATACAGCTGATGTAATTGATAGAAATGAATTAGTAGGTCAAATTTATGTTCAACCAACTAAAACTGCTGAATTCATTTACCTAGATTTCATTGTTACACCAACAGGAGCTAGTTTCCCAGCATAAAAATTTAAAGATTGAATATTTATAATAAATAAAAACATGGCAATATTAAATTCAAACGAAATATTCTTCACAGCATTTGAACCAAAACAAGCTAATCGCTTCATCCTATATATGGATGGAGTGCCTAGCTATATAGTTAAAGGTGTTAATGCTATAACTTTGACACAAGGTGAAGTAACTTTAAATCATATTAACATCCAAAGAAAAGTAAAAGGAAAGACAGTTTGGAATGATGTTCAAATGACATTATTTGATCCTATCACACCTTCTGGAGCTCAAGCTGTAATGGAATGGGTTCGTTTGCATCACGAATCAGTAACAGGTCGTGATGGATACTCAGATTTTTATAAAAAGGATCTAGTATTAGATGTTTTAGGACCTGTAGGAGATGTTGTAAGTGAATGGATTCTTAAAGGCGCATTTATTAAAGATGCTAATTTTGGTGATTATAACTGGGACACAACTGATACCGCAGTTAATTTAACCATGACTGTAGCAGTAGATTATTGCGTGTTAAACTTCTAATATTCACTATTTAAACATAAAAAGGCCCACAGTAATGTGGGCTTTTCTTTTCTAAATATTTATAATAAAATAATATGGGTTTATTAAACTTATTCCTTCAAAATAAAACTACATTAGATGTAGATCCAACTCCTAATCAAGGTAATGGCCCTGTAGGAACACCTACTGGAGAATTTAACACTGGAACTACTCCATTCCAACAAGTATGGGATTCAAATAATACTTATGTTAATTCATTTATTGGAGGAACAAATACTGGAATCCAACCTCCAACATTATCAGAAACAGGACTAGATGTAGATGATTTAACATCAATCCCATCTACAACTACACCTAATACTTTAACTCAGTATCCAGCTATTGCTAAAGGTAGTTTAAATCAAAGTGCTTTACAATTTTTACAAATATGGAACCCAGTTATTAATTATAATGATGTAGTAGCTGGAGCTCCCACAAGTCCACTTGAACAATCATTATCAGAAACTGGATTAGATGTAGAAAATCAAAATGCTGCTCCTACCACAACTGTACCTACTACAAATACCGCTTACCCTAGTTTAGCTTCAGGAGAATTTCAAGGACAAAGTAATAATTTTAATCAAATATATACTCCAAATAACACTTATTTAAACACATTTAATCCAAATTCTCAACAAAATACTATATTAGATGGCCAAACTGGGTTAGATAATTTAAATCCTAATTCTTCCCCAACTACAACTACACCAACAACTCCTACTGATTATGGTATTCCATCTTCTTCACCAACAGGTGAGTTTGGTGGCGCCCCAGAACAATATAATCCATTATATGGGCCTAATAATACTTATTTAAGTACACTTCCATCTTTAACTACTGAAGAAACTAATCCTCAAGTTGATACACTTGATAAAACTGGATTAGATAATTTAGATCCAAATTCTGATCCTACTACTTCAACACCTAATAGTATAAGTTCACCTACTAACTATGGTATACCGTCGGCGTCTCCTTTAATTCAAATGGGTAAATTTGGCGGAGCCCCAGACCAATATATAACTCCATATACTCCGGATAATACTTATTTAAACGCGCTTAACCCAGACATCCAGCAGAATACTATATTAGAAGGTTTAACAGGTTTAGATAATACAGTACAACTCTCAGCACCTACAACCACTAATCCATTAAATACTCTTTCACAACTTCCAGTCACTCCTGTAAATCTCCCTCCTCAAACATTTATGGGTGAGTTTCAAGGAGCGCCTGAACAATTTACTCAATTATATACTCCTAATTTAAATGAAGGATATTTAAATAATGTTGAAATACAAGATCCTAATAGCCCACAAATAAACACATTAAGTGAAACTGGTCTTGATATAGAGAATCAAAACTCAATATCTTCAACAACTAACCCATTAAATACTTTACAAGAATTACCTGTAACTCCTCAAAATCTACCTACCCAAACTTTTATGGGCCCATTTCAAGGAGCACCAGAACAATTTTCTCCACAATATAATCCTAATCAAACATATTTAGATAACTATAATACTATAGTTGATGATAACAGTAATACACAAGTTAATACTTTAGATTCAACTGGGTTAGACACTAATAATAATTCACTTTCTACCACAGTAACTCCTGCAATAGCTGTAGCCACCCCAACAGTTTTACCACCTCAAACATATATGGGGGAATTTGGTGGTGCTCCTAGTACATTTATAAATGTTTACTCACCTAATAATGGCTATTTAAATAATGTTGAAATTCAAGATCCTAATAGTCCACAAACTAATACATTAGGGGAGACTGGTTTAGACAATACAAATGAAAATCATTTAGAAACAACATCTTCACCACTACCAGTTAATGTTCCAGTACAGCCTCAACTTCCATTAAACATAACTGTAACTATGAATCCTTCAGGATCAGCTATTCAATTTACTCAAAAATATAAACCATCAGAAAGATATTTAGATGTTATTGAAGACTTACCAGTAGGAAGTAAATAAAGTTAATTTTGTATATATTTATATAAGAATATAAAGTTATATCAAATAAAATTTATGGAAAATAAACTAAACATCCCAACAGAAATTGTTGAACTTCCTTCTAAAGGTTTAATATATCCTCCATCTTCTCCTTTATCTAAAGGTGAGGTTGAAATGAAATACATGACCGCTAAAGAAGAAGATATTTTAACTAATCAAAACTACATCAATAAAGGAACAGTATTAGATGAGTTGATTAAATCTCTTATTGTATCTGAGGTAAATTATAATGATTTATGTGTGGGTGATAAAAATGCTTTATTAGTAGCAGCTCGTGTTTTGGGTTATGGTAAAGATTATACATTCATGTGGGGTGGAGAAGAACATACAGTTGATCTATCTGTATTAGAAAACAAACCTTTAAATGAAAATTTATTTAAAAAAGGTATTAATGAATTTGATTTCACATTACCTGCTTCTAAAATAGATATTACATTTAAGTTACTAACAGGAGCGGATGAGAAAAAAATCAATAATGAGTTAGAAGGTCTTAAAAAAATTAATAAAGACTCATCTCCCGAACTTTCCACTCGTTTAAAATATATTATAACGTCAGTAAACGGCAATAGAGAAACTAAAGACATCAGACAATTTGTAGACACACAATTGTTAGCTCGGGACTCAAGAGCATTAAGAGAGTATATAAAGGAGGTTCAGCCAGATGTTGACCTAACCTTTTTTCCCGACAGGAGCGACAAAAAAGTTTCAATTCCAGTTGGACTTAGCTTTTTTTGGCCTGACATCTGAGATAGTACCTCAAATAAGAGCTAATATATTTACTCAAATTCATGAAATAGTTTTCCATGGAAATGGAGGATATGATTGGGAAACAGTATATAACATGCCTGTTTGGTTACGTAGATTTACTTTTAGTAAATTACGAGAACATTATGAAAACCAAAACAAACAACAAAATGAAGATTTAGCTACCCAGTCTCAAAAAATTAAAGAAGGTAAAGTAAATATTCCATCTCATTTTAAAGGACAAATACCTAATAGTAAAAGAACAGCCAAGTATTAAAACTTGGCTTTTTTTATATTTATTACATATATATAATTTATGGCTCAACAACCTAACCTATCACCAGCTGAACTAGCGAAATTAATAGATTTATACAAGAAAATAGATGGTTTAACTGAATCAGCTGCTAAAAACGCTGCTGATTTTGCTAATCAACAAGGTAGAGCAGCTAAAGAATTAAGTCGTTTAGAAAAAGAATGGAAAGATCTTACTAAAGATATTGAAGGTACTAGACTTGCATTTGCTAATATAGTAGATGAAATTAAGGGGATGAGCAGTGGAGTAGGAAGGGCAACTTCTGCTTTTAAAGGTTTAGAAAGTTTAGCAGCTAAACTTCAATATCATCAATCAGGTCTTAATCGTTTGTCTTCTAAAGAATTAGAAAACTTAAAAAAGAAATCACAACAAAAAATAAAAGATTTAGAATTAGCCTCTAAACTTGAAAAAACTGAACTTGCTGGATTATTATTAAAGAAAAGACGTCAAGGACTAAATGATGCTGAATCTGCACGATTAGCCCAAGTACAGTCTTCTCTCCAAAATATTAATACTCAACTTTTTGAAAACATAAATGCATATAATGATTTTAATCATCAGTTAGATCATAATATAGATGTTCAAAAACAAATAGAAAAATCTTTAGGTGTTACTGGAACACTAATGAAAGGAATGTCTAAAATTCCATTTTTAGGAGATTTACCTGGAATGAGTGGGATATTAAGTGAAGTAGAAAAAGATATCGCTGACATAGCTGAAAACGAAAATAGAATAGTTGGGAAAACTGAGGCCATGGGTATGGCTTTTAAAAAGATGGGTAAAGGATTAATTGAAACATTACAAGATCCTTTAACATCTATAATGCTGTTAGTTAAATTATTTAAAGAATTCTTAAATATAGGTTTTGCCGCTGATAAACGTATTGTAGATTTAGGGAAAGGCTTAGCTATATCAAAAGAAGAAGCCAGAGACTTAAATACTCGTTTTGGAGAAATAACTAGAGAAACAGGCAACTCAGCTAATGAGGCTGAAAGATTACTAGTAACCCAACAAAGACTCGCTGAGTCTGCTTTTCAATTAGGTAAAGCATTTGGGGCTACAAGAGGATTTACTGAAGCTCAATTAAAAGACCAAATTAAATTAACTACATTATTAGGATTACAAGAAGAAGAAGCTGCTGGATTACAACAATTAGCTATGGCTAATGGAATGACAGCTGATCAAGTTCTAAAAACTACTATTAAACAAACATCCGCGTTAGCTAAACAAACCGGAATACAATTAGATAATAAAAAAGTATTAAGTGAAGTAGCTAAAGTATCAGGTCAATTAAGATTACAATATCAAAACAATCCTGCTTTAATAGCCCAAGCTGTCGTTCAAACTGAAAAATTAGGTATAAACCTTGAAAAAGCTAAAAACATGGCTAATTCATTACTTCAATTTGAAGACAGTATCTCAGCTGAATTAGAAGCAGAATTATTAACTGGTAAACAAATTAATTTAGAAGAAGCTCGATTATTAGCTTTAAATGGCAAAACAGCTGAAGCAGCATCTAAAGTAGCTGAACAAATAGGAACATCAGCTGAATTTTCTAGCATGAATGTTTTACAACAAGAAGCCTATGCTAAAGCGTTAGGTATGAATGCAGATGAATTAGCTAATATGTTATTATATAATGAAAATATTAATAATTTAGGAGCCAATACTAAAAAACAAATTGAAGAACAGATTGCTTTAGCTAAACAAAGAGGTGATATGGATAAAGTGAGAATGTTAGAAAACTCTATTGGTAATGAAGAAGCAGCTAAAAAAGCATTAGAAGAAATAGATGCTCAAACTAAATTTAATGAGATATTAGAAAAAGGTAAAGCCATATTAGCCTCATTTATAGAAGGTCCTGCTTCTAAATTTGTAGATATGTTATCTAATATTGGAAATCTAACTGATAGAATAGTAACTACAATCCAAGCTATAGGTGTTGCTTTTGGAGCTATAAAACTAGCTGGATTTTTAGGTCAATTAGCAACTATGGCTGCTACAACAGGAATGGCGGCTGCTGGAGCTTTAACATGGGCTGCAGGTATAACTTTAGGTATAGGATTACTAGCTGTAGGTACTGCTGTAGCAGCAGCTATGGGTGCGTTTACTGATAATAAAGAACAAGCATCCCAAATACCAGCATATAAAAATGGAGGTTTAGTTACTAATAGTGGAATAGCCTTAGTTGGAGAAGAAGGCCCAGAACTTGTTACTTTACCAGCTGGAGCTAATGTCGCTACAGCAGGAAAAACAAAAGATATTCTTAATTCAAAAGGTGAATCTCAAGTTATTGTTAAAGGTGGAGAAACATCTCTTACAATTGATGGTACTGCTTTTGCTCGACTAGTAACTCCATTTATAGTCACAGAGCTAGATAAAAGATATATGCAACTCCAATAAAAATAAATATTTATAATAAAATATAATATTATGGGATTACTAGATAAATTACAACAAGGAGATACAACATTAACTCCATATAATGGAAATACACCTCCAATCAATCCATTAGCTACTCCTCAATCATTAATGCATGATAGTTATTCTATCACTGGACAAAATGCTGGGGCTGTGAATAATGCTTTACAACAATATTTAGATGGAGTTAATAATGTTTTACCTACTCCTTCTCAATTAGATTTAGGAGGCACAACCCCATCAATCTCTCCAAGTGGACAAGCTTTGCCTTATACTCTTAATCAACCTAGATAATGCCTTTATTAAGAGACAGATTAGATGAAACAAAACTAAAAAGTATCCCATTTGGAAATGATAGACCAGATGGTGGGTCTAGTAATCAGCCTTATATTCAGAATCCGATTGATGTAACTTTAGGAGCAGAGCAAGGTACTTTAGCCTATAATGTTTTAGGTAATGACTTTTTATTAAGAGGAGGTGCTTTAGGAGCAACTGCAGCGTCAGTTAATGATACTATTAGGTTAACTAAATTTTTTAATCCGTTTGCTAAGGGCGCTTCATTAAATGGAGCATTATTTGTAGCTAAACAAGCTATTTTAGCTAGACAAAATGCTGATGTGTTAGATGGTAGAAGTAGAACCTATTTCCCTACCAACACTATAGCTCAAGCTGGTTTGAGTGCTTTTGGTTTTCATTTAGATAAAGACGGGTTAAACCCATTTAAAGCAGGTTACTATGGAAGTGGTGATACTGGGTATTATATTACAACTTATGATAATGATAGGAATAATGAAGGAGGCTCTTCTCGTAATCGTCTCCAACTACTATACTCAGTTAAAAGATTAGGTGATGAATCTTCTAATATAACAGTTCAAAAACGTAGACTATCAGCTAACATACAAGGAAGAAACATAGCCGCTGCAGCTGCAATTGCAAGTATAGGAACATTAGGTTTACTAGACTCAGGTGTAAGAAATCCTTTAGCTTTTGCTGGTTTAGGAGCACTTTCCGCCTTACCATTATTAATAGGTACTGGTATAAATTTTGCTAAAAAAGATACTCAAATAAAACTAGCTAAACAACTATATAGTATAACTGGGGTAGATGATAATATTAACTTAATATCATATGGTGGTGGTCCTGGATCATTTTTAGGTATAGGTAATACAAATTTAAAAATTTGGAACCCATTACAATTTAAAAATAATCCGTTTCCAAATTATACTAATATTGTTAAAAATGAAGAGTACCCAGACAACCCAGATTTTTATCTAACACCAAGTGATGGTGATGTTAAAACCTTTTATCCTCTTTTTAGAGAAACAAAATTAAATACTAGTAAAACTACATTTTCTAGAAAACGTAATGGGGTAGTTAAAATATTTAATCCCAATTTATCTATATCATCAGATCAAGTAATTCCAGATGAAGGAGACATTATTAATTTTCATTTTGAATTAATTAATAATGATGGTACTAATAATAATACTAAAATTCCATTACGAGCATATATAGAAGATTTTGGAGATAACTTTACAGGTGAGTGGGATGCTTTTAAATATATGGGTAGGGCTGAAAATTTCTATCGATATAAGGGATTCACTCGTGATTTTAATATTAATTTTGTTGTTCCTACTTTATCAAGAACAGACTTAATTACTAATTATCAAAAATTAAATGCTTTAACCTGGTTGACAATGCCTGATTATTCTGATGTAGGATATATTAGAGGTAATTTGGCTTATTTCACAATGGGAGATTATTTTAATAGAGCAGTAATTGTTATGAGAAATATTACATTTTCTCCAATAATGGAAATGGGATTTGATATTAATAGAGATGAAGGATATAATATATTTGAACAAGGAACTGATTTATATACAGGTCAATTACCTAAAGGTATTAAAGTATCATGTACTATGACTCCATTAACTCAAAATACTGGTGTTAATGAAGAAAATAATAATAAAGATCTATTCTATACTCCACAAAGAGGAGAAGCATTTATTGGTAATAGAACACATGTTATTAAAGATAGACCAGATATAATTGGTAAACAATATACTGGGGAAGATACTATCGACCCAGCATATGAAGCTAATAGTCCTGAACAAAGTAAAATATTCACAATAGGTGATCCTAATCCATATGATAATATTATAGGAACTGATTCTTCAATTCCATCAAATTCTCCAAACAATAATTTAAATTTACCTGTAGCGTAAAATATTATGAATCGTTATCAATATATACAATCAACTACAGACTCTACTAATAAAGTAAAGTATTACAAAAATAGTAAATACCCTGATGTCCCTGTATCTCCAAATGATATATATGTTGTTACTGTATTTGGGGATAGATTAGATTTACTAGCACAACAATATTATAGTGATTCAACTTTATGGTGGGTAATATCAATAGCTAATACTTTTTTAGAACAAGATTCTATATTTATACCCACAGGAACACAAATTCGTATCCCTGTAGAAGTAAATCAAATTTTAACCAGTTATAGAAATTTAAATTCTTAAAATATGGCAGATATTATAGGAATGGGTTTTGACGAATATGTTCAAAAACAAGTATTAAAACGCCAGGAAAAACTAAGATATGGACAAACAGATCTAGATGTAATAAGATGGAATAATACCAATAATGCTTTTTTACGTCTAACTTCTGGTGTGAATGTCTCTGAAGATTTTGTTAAAAATAATTTAGGGCTAGATCCATCAACATATAAAGATTCATCTTTAGCTAAACATTTTAAATTATTTGCTGCCCAAGCTTATGATAAAGATAATGATAAGTATTCTTTTACTAAAGGAGTAGGATATAATTTTCAATCATCATATGGTTTTGCTGATCCAACATATACATCATATGGATTAGTTCCACCCCCAGGTTTAATATCAGCTAATATTAAAGCATTAAATCGAGGTTCATTACGTGAAGCTACTATCCAAATTCAATGTAATAATCTTCAACAATTTCAAATTATTGAAGCATTATATTTAAGATTAAAATATTCTATATTATTAGAATGGGGACATAGTCTTTATTTTAATAATGATGGGGAGTTAATAAACTCAACCCACGATTTATCAGATGAATTCCTTTCAGGAAAATATAACCAAACTAAAGTTTTAAGTAAAATTCAAGAAGAAAAAAAAGTATCTGATGGTAATTATGACGCTTTTTTTGGATTAGTAACTAATTTTGAATGGACTGTTAGACCTGACGGAGGATATGATGTAACATTAATAGCTAGAGCAGCAGGAGACGTTATTGAGTCATTAAAATTAAATACTAATTCTTCATTTGATTCTAATGTAGCACCTATATTAGGTACTTCTGGGTCTGCGTCTACTCTTTTAGAAAGAGATCGTTATAAAACAACATTAAATAGAATATTATCTGCTATAGCTTTAAATGTTGTTCCTGGATATGAAACATCTAGTCCTCCTCTTCAAGATTACGCTCATGGAATTACTGATGCGAATTTATCTTTTGCTTTAAATAATAACAAATTAAGTTCAACCACTGGACTAACACCAGCTAAATACCAAACCTTTGTTGATAATGGTAAATATAATAATCTTCTTACAGGGTATGAAGCTAAAACTTGGACATTCCAAAAATTAAGTGAAGGATATTGGAATAACCAACATTATATAAAATTAGGAGCATTATTAAGAATAATAGATTCATTCTTAACAATATATAATGATCAAGATAATGATGATCCTTTATTTAAAATAGATTACAATTTTACTAATAATTTTTGCTTCACTATTCCAGGACATGCGTCTGTAGATCCTAAAGTATGTCTAATCCCTATCAACACAGAAAATAGTGCTAATGCTTTAAAAGCTGGTAAAGTTTTTTACGAAGATACAACATATGCCTACTCAGTATATAGTGGACCTGGAGGACAAGTATTAGAAAAAGCTTTACAAAGTAAAAGTATACCTTACAACTTAGTACAGTCCCTTGATTTGGGGTTTGTAGGATTAGGTACAGTTCAAAATGTATCCGTAACTTTAGATTCTTCAACATCTATATTGAATGAATGGAAAGGAACTGTAGATTCAAGTAATAATGCAATTATAGATAAAGTGCCTAATGATCCTAGTTTAATTACTTTATTACAACAGTTTTATACTAATGGAAATATATCTAGTTTTGCTAGTACAGTTAGTGATATTAATAATGCTTTTACAAATAATCAAATTAACACTAATGTAACTTCTATTTTAGGTGACTCATATATAACAAATCCATCATCTAAAGCATCTACAGAGTATTATAAATTTAAATATCTTCGCAATGATACAACTGGGGCTATAGTGAGTTCTGAAATTATAGAAGGTCCTTCATCTACATTATATAGTGCATCACGAAGTACTTTTAGAAATAATAATAATGATGTTATTACTGAAACTATTGGTAATGTGACAAAAAATACCTTTACAATATTTACTAGAAAATTTTCTAATACAAATGCATCAGCTGTATTAAGTAACCAAACAGATGGTGTTTATATTGATTTAAAAAAGGCAAATGATGAAATTATTATTGAAGAAAATAAAACATCTAAAAAAGTTGGTTTTGTAGATTTTACAAAAGAAAATAACTATACAGCTAGAACTATGCATATCCATGTTAATATGGAATATGTTTGTAAAGTTTTAGCTGATAATTATAATATTAAAACTGGAGAATTAAATTTATATAAGTTTTTAGAAAAATTAATGAATGGTATTCAAAACGCTTTAGGTAATATTAATAGTTTTGAAGTAATATATAAAGAAGATACTAACACTTTTAAAATAATAGACAACACATTTATTCCAGGACAATTTGAAAGTGGTGATCAAACTCAAAAAACCATAGTTGAGTTCTTAATATCAGCTAATGGTGAACAAGGTACTAAAGGAGGAAGTTTTGTTAAAAATATAAATTTTAGAACAAAATTATCTAATGCTTTTGCTACTATGACTACAATTGGAGCCCAGAAAAACGGAGCAGTTGTAGGATCAGATGCAACTGCTTTAAGTAAATGGAATACTGGGTTAGAAGATAGAATTATAAAGACTAAAACTAATCCTAATGGTAAATTTACAGATAGTACTACTGAAGAAACAATTGATAATACATTTATAATTAATGTTAATGCTTTGCAAACATTAATTAATTTAACTAATGATCATGATATCTCAGATGAAGATATAAACAAATTAAAAAATTCAATTTCAGATCTTTATAAAGCTAAAATATCATCAGCTGTTTTAAAAGATAAATACCCAGGTATAGGATTTATACCTTTTGATTTAGAGATAAACATGATGGGTTTAAGTGGTCCTAGAATATATGAATCATATACTATAGATACAAAATTATTACCTCAATCATACCAAAACGCTATTCAATTTATATGCTCAGGAGTATCTCATAATATATCTAATGGTGAATGGACAACTACTTTAAACAGCATTTGTGGTCCAAAACAAAAAGGTATTACTGTTAAAGGAATGAATAAGCTTAATTTACTTCAAGTTAAATCTACAGCTAAAGGGAGTTCTGCTAAACAATTAGAAAATGATTATTCTAGTTTATGTCCATCAATAGGTAATAATACTCAACCAAACCCTCTTTCTTCAGATATTATAAGTAAAGCTAAAGTAGTAAAAACTGAGTTACAAAAACTGGGTTTAAGTGATGCTGCTACATATGGTTTGATAGGATGCCTTATAGCTGAGTCGGGTATCAATTATCAAGCTTGGAACATAGGAAAAACAAATATATCAACTGGCAACACAGTTATTAACGCTGGTAGTGGTAAAGGAGATAAATTAGATAGTTCTAATCCTTTAAAATTAACTTATAAAGGGAACCCAATAACAGCATATGGTATAGCTCAATGGACTCAAAAGCGAAAAGAAGAATATTATAACAGTTGGACTAAAGGAGGTACCATAGATAATTTAGAAAATCAGGCTAAATATATGGCTCATGAATTAAATGGAGCATATAAGACTACAGTCTTAGATAAATTAAAAGCTATTGATATTAATGATCCTTGTGCTATATTAAGAGCCACTATGGTAGCATTATATCTTTATGAAGGTGTACCTAACGCTAGTCTTGTTACCACAAGATATAAAAACGCTTTAGGTCTTAAAGGTAAAATATAATTATTATGGCTTATTATCCTAAAAATAAAATAAAAACAAATTTATCTACTAGTGGAGGAGAATTCCAAACAGTAACTATGGCTAACTCTGCTGGAGGAACTACATACTCAGGATATTATTATAAACTAGCTAGTGGTAAGTATTATACAGGTAAATTTCCTGGGGATGGAGTTAATGAAGAATTATTTCCATTAAATCCAATATCAACACCCCCTCCAACATTACCAAAAACAAATACTCCTCCTTTATTTCCAACTCCTGAAGATTACAAGAATGGATTCTTTATAAGGTATTTTAGAAAAAAAGTAAATGAATTTTTAATTCAAGAATTAACTTTTGATCAATTTCAACAGGAAACCTCAATTCTATATACTCCTTTTTCTATGGAATGGAGATTAACTGGAGAAAATATAGATATTGTTTATAATATAAATAAAAATATGTCATTACTAACTGAGCAAAGAAGTAATATTCCTGGTTTTAATGTATATTTAAATAACGATTACGCTAAATATTATAAATAATGGTTGAAAAAACAATACATGATCTTTTAAGTGTTGATGTAGACTCATTAGAAACTAAAACCCTAAACTCTACAGCTGTATTTTCTTTAAAGAGTATAGGCCCTAGCGGAGAAGTAATATTTGACTCTACAGAAGCAACAATCCCCGGTGTTTTAAATACTACTGCTTCATTATCTATCACTGCCTCATACATTAATGGAGGTACATTCTAATGAGCACTAGAATACCATTTCAGTGGGGTAAAGCAAATTTTGCTTGGGAGTCGAATCCATTCCCGAACCAAAGTAGAAATCCGTTTACCTGGGATGATTGCGCACTTATACTTGAGGTGTTAGGTGGAGGTATACCACCAGAAGAGTATTTTAAAAAACATCCCGAGAAAAAAAGAAAATTTATTAAACTACTTTGTAAAGTAGAAGGTAAAGAATATAAAGAAACTAAAGAAGTACTAGATCGTAAAATACGTATATCGGACGTATCCTTAGTAGCTAAGGAAGTCTTAGGTATAAACATAAAAGTAGAATTATAATGTATAAATTATTTACTGATAAAACTGAAGTATTTGAGTGTAATATTAAACTTGAAGGAGCTTCATTAAAAAACAGTCAAGCGAGATTAATCATCGAATCAGAAGATGTTAATTTAATGTTCGAAGGAACCATTAATAAAGATGGTAAGTGTTCAATACCTATTAAAAAATTAAAAGGTCTTTTAGAAGATAGTACCTCAGGCCAAATAAAGCTTGAGGTCATCGCAGAGGATACGTATTTTACACCTTGGAAGTCAGAATTTATAGTTGAAGCGTCTCGTAAAGTAACTGTTGAAGTTAAATCAAACGATGCTGAAGTTATAAAAGAAAATGCTCCTAAAATTCAAATTACAGGAATTGAAGAAGTAGACCCAGTAACAGAACATATTATTCGATTAGTTAAAATGTTAGTTAAAGAAGATATCAATCTTAAAAATCTAACAGTTAAAAAAGACAAATTAAATAATATAGTTGGTACTTATTTAAATGAAAATAAAATTGAACAAAAAATAGTTCAAGATATTATAAATGGGATTATAGAAAAACTCCCACAAAAATAATTAAATAAAAGTTATGCCTAATCAATGGGATCTTACAGGCGAAAATATAGAAAATACCTATCAACGAGTTCTACAAACTCCTGATGGTGTTAACATCTATGATGGTACAGGTTCTTTATTCACTGTTACTGCTGTAGCAGCTCCTGCTGGTCCTAACCAATCTGTTCAATTTAATGATGCTGGTACTACAAGTGGTAGCAGCAATTTTACTTTTAACAAAGCTACAAATGCTGTTACTCTAACAGGATCATTAAATATAACTGACTCTATTTATTTTTCAGGATCTGGGGCTGCAAGTCGTTTAAGATGGAATGATACTGATGGTACTTTAGACTTAGGTTTAAAAGGAGGAAATGTTACTTTACAAATCGGTCAAGAACAAGTTATACGTGTTGTTAATAAAACTGGCGCTGATTTATTAGAAAGTCAATATAAAGCAGTACGCATACGTAGATTTGATGAAGGAGGAGCCCAAGGTCAACGACTAGCAATAGTATTAGCTCAAGCAAATAATGACACTAATTCAGTTGATACATTAGGCTTAGTCACAGAAAATATAGCAGTTAATCAAGAAGGATTTATAACTACTTTTGGCCTTGTTCGTGATATAGATACTACCGGAACATTACAAGGTGAAACTTGGAATGATGGAGACGTATTATATTTATCTCCTACAACTCCTGGAGCAGTAACAAATATTAAACCTCAAGCTCCTAATCACACTATAATATTAGGATATGTAGTTTATAAACAACAAAACCAAGGCAAAATCTTTGTTAAAGTAGATAATGGTTATGAAATAGACGAATTACATAATGTTAGAATAAATACTGCTTCACTCACAGCAGGACAACTATTAGTTAGAAGTGGAAGTAATAATGATGGATTATGGATAAATTCTAATCAATTAACCGGTTCATATGGGTTAACAGGTAGTTTAAATGCTACATTAGGATTCACAGGTTCATTATTTGGAACAGCAAGTTGGGCTCAAAGTGCTTCACAAGCGTTAACAGCTTCATTTTACCGAGAAACAGATCCTATATTTGTATCTAAATCAGCAAGTTTAGCAACTACTGGTTCTAATACATTTATTGGTAATCAAGTAGTAAGCGGATCATTTATTATAGATACTGCCTCATCAGATGCTGTTTTACGCATAACTCAAACCGGAACCGGAAATGCATTAACAGTAGAAGATAGCACAAACCCAGATGCTACACCGTTTGTTATAGACGCAACAGGTAAAGTAGGTATAGGAACATCATCACCACAATATGCTATTGTAGCTTCTTCATCTACTGCTACTGATACAATAATGTTTTTTGATGGTGGAACAGCAGCAAATGCTAATTTAGTAGCAGCAGCTGATACATCTATTAAATTACCTTTATTAGTACTGTCTGATAGAACTAATGCATATAGTATCAATACTTCTTATTGGATCGGATTAGATAGAGCATCTACAGCATTATATGCAAGTAGAAATGATGCTCTTTATGTAAATAACTATTTAGATAAAGGACATTACTTCATAACTAATGATACCGCCACAGGTAAAAAAGTTAGAATGGTCATTTCTGGAAGTGGAAATGTTGGTATAGGTACAACTACCCCCTCAGCCTTACTTCATGTTTCTTCAAGTACTCAAGAAAATGGAGCTATAATAGAGGTTAGCTCATCTTTAACGTCCAGCGCCGCTTTACGAATCACCCAGACTGGAAATGGTAATGCTATAGTAGTAGAAGACTCAGCGAATCCAGACTCTACTCCATTCATAGTAGCTCCTGATGGAAAAGTCTTAATAGGAACCACTACTCCAACCACTTCAGTATTAACATTAGTTGGTAACCAAAGTGTAACAGGTAATATATATATCACAAATGCTGTTCAAAGTGGAACTGCAAACAGATTATTTTTAGGAGCAAGTGCTAACGCCAATTCCTATTTTAATGCAGGCGGTAATTTAGGTGTAGGAACCACATCACCAGCTTATAGATTAGATGTAAGCGGTAGTTCTAGAATAACAGGAGATCTAACAGTAACTGGTGTAATAGATGGAGGTACTTTTTAATATTTATATAAGATAATGGCTACAATAATAACAAAAAATAGTACAGGCTCAGGAGTAACACCTTCATCATTAGTGCAAGGTGAATTAGCTATCAATGTAGTTGATGGAAAATTGTTTTACGGAAGTGGTTCGGGAAATGCTGTAAAAGAATTTCCTAGATTAGCTGGAGGGACAAATAAATACATTCCTTTATGGTCTGGTTCTTCATCCCAAACAACAAGTTCATTATATCAAGTTGCTCCAAACCAAATTATATTAGGAGCTACAGCTTCTGTCCATACTGGAAATGAAGAAGCATTTGCTGTATATCAAGGGACTACAACCTCATATAATTTAATATCAGGACATAGTAATATTAATAGTTACTCTCAATTAAATATTATAAACTTCAACACTGGATCTCAAGCGTCCTCAGACGTAGTAGCAACAGCTGATACAGGAAATGAAAGTGTTGATTTTATCGACATGGGTATTAACGGATCAGGATATACTAATACAGGATTAGTAGGGAATGCTAGAGATGCTTATGTTTATTCTACAGGTGAAAATTTACTTATAGGAAATGCTTCTACTGGAAAAGAAGTAATCATATTTAATGGAGGAACGGATGCGGCAGCTAACGCTAGGATGTATATCCATGATATCAATACTGGTGTGATTGGTATTAACACAGAAACAATTGGAGACATTAATAACCCAGCCGCGTTAAGAATTTTACCTCCTAATAATAATACTTTTAATATGATTGAAACTGAAGCTGATTTAAATGGCTTCGTTCAAAGTGTATTTAAAAATGTTAATAGTGGAGTGTCTGCTTCTTCTGATATTGTAGCTCAAAATGATTTAGGAGAAACATTTGCTTACTTTATTGATATGGGTATTAATAGTAGTACCTATAATCAAGATTATGTTGGTGGACCTAATGATACTTATATTATTGGTGCTGGTGAGCATATGCATATTGGTAATATAGGGCATGCTCCTGGAATTGATGCTAGTTTATATCTATACACTGGCGGAACAACAGATGATTATACTAGGGTTTATATATCAGCTAGTGGTGAAGTAGGTATCAATACATTAACTCCTCAATATCAATTTGATGTAAGTGGAAGTGGTAGATTTACAAATGGATTAATAGTTACTGGAAGTTTTATTACAACTGATAGTAGTAATATAAAATCTATAGACACATCAACACGTCAACTATTTAATAGTTCTAATCAAGTTGTTGTAAATTTTGCTACACCCGCACTAACAACACCTGGAGGAAACACAGCTTTACAATGGAGTAATGATTATTTAAGTACTTCAAATATTTACCATAAACAAGAAAGTAGAATAGATGCTGAAGGAGAATTACTTTCTGAGCATGTTTTAGACTACTCAGGCCAAGCCTTTAGATATAGTGGTAAAATTCATGGATCATGTGTTCCTGGAAATTTAATATGGTTAGATACAGATGGAGTATGGTATGCTGTAGATCAAGGAACACAATCACCTACAAAAATGCTAGGTATATATCTAGATAATGAAATGATATTACTAGAAGGAGACGTTACACTAGATACTATTCAATCAGCAAACCATGGACTACCAGTATATATAAAAGAAGGAGCCACTAGTGGAAACATGTCAACATCTATTCCAACATCTGGATTTGTAAGAGTAGTAGGACACTGCTACTATGAAAATTCAGTTACAGCAGGACAATGGATATTAAAATTTAGACCATCTAATGATTGGTATAGAATATAAAAATAATTTATGGCTAATATATCTCAAATAAACGGATTAAATATAAACGCTGAAACAGCATCATATGCTCTATTCGCAGCTACAGTGTCAGGTTCTGTTACAAACGCTGTATCAGCTTCATATGCTTCTGTAGCACAAACCTTATTAGGTTCTGTTGTGAGTGCATCATATGCTACTACAGCATCGTATGCTAGTACAGCACAAACCTTATTAGGTTCTGTAGTAAGCGCATCGTACGCTGCTACTGCTTCGTTAGCACCCAACTATGTCTTAAATAGTGCTACAAGTAGTTTTGTTTTAAATAGCCAAACAGGCAGTTTTATAACAAACACTCAAACTAGTTCAATGTCTGTAGCAACAGCATCATATGTTAATACATTAAACCAAGATGTTTTAATAGTAAACAGTTTAACAGTAGGTAGTTCAAGTTTAGGTGGAGGTGAAAATACTTTAACAGTAGGTTTACCACCAAACGGAGGAGTAGGAGAAGGAGGACAAATTCTATTAATGGCTTCTGGAGGGCTATACTCCTCAGCATCAATGATAGATAATTACCAAAACAAGTTCAGAATACTAAGAGGTACAAATGCTGGTAGTGATGCATTTAAAATGCAAATTGACTTACAAACTGGTCAAATCCAAATACCTAACTATACAGGTTCTGGAGCTTTCCCAGGAACAGCAGCAGCTACATTAGCTGTAGATAGTAGTGGTAATGTGATTACTACTACTGGAGGAGGTGGAGGAGGAACCCCAGGTGGTAATGCTAATGAAGTTCAATATAATGATGGAGCAGGAGGATTTGCAGGAGCAGCCAATGTTGAAATATCAGCTAATGGAAATTTAAATTTAATAGCACAAACTGACCCCTCAACCCCCGCGGCAGGTGTTATGGCTTTATATTCAAAAGATATAGCTAGTAGAATTGTTCCTAAAGTAAAAGGTCCTAGTGGATTAGATTATGCGCTTCAATCTTCACTATGGCAAAATGATATATATCTTTGGACTCAAACAACAGCTACAAATGGTGTTTGGCAAGGCACATCTGGAACAGGTGCTGGTACATTCTCAAGTGTAACTTCCCCTACCATTAACGGTACAGGTACTATATATCAATCAATAAGAAGAGCAAGATATGCAAATGTTGTAACAACAACAAACCAAGTTTTAGGACAAAGAAATGCGGATGCTATTTTCTTCAGAGGAGCAGCAACAGGACAAGGTGGATTTTTCTTCTATACTAGATGTGGGTTTGATGTTTGGACTAACGGAGGAAGATTCTTTGCAGGTATGGCAACTGCAACAACAGTCATATCAGCAGATCCATCAGCATTAAATAATACAGTTGGATTCTGTGTAGATGCAGCTGATAATGGTGCTATATCATTCTTAACAAGAGGTACATCTGCTACAAAAGTATCAACTGGATTAACTATCTCATCAAACAAAGGATATGATATCTTTATATTTAATGCTCCTAACAGTGGGACAATAGGATATAGAATTATAGATATAAACACTGGAACCGAATTTAGTGGAACAACTACCACTAACGTACCCGCAGCTGGAACGGGTTTAACAGCTAACGTATTAGCAAGTAATGCAGCATTAACAACAGCAACTGCAATACAATTAGGAGTAGTTAAAATATATATAGAAGTAGATTATTAAGAATAAAATTATGGCAGTACAAGTAACAGGGTATTTTCAAAACCCACAAACAAATTTAATTTACGATTCACCATTATTAGCAATGGTCCCCCAATTAGTATATGCTGATGGATTAGAACTAATTATCAATATTGGAGACAGTGGAAACATATGTTATAGAAACATAGACAAAAATACTTTAACATATGATGTCTCTATAACAGATCCTTATTCTCAATTAATAGATGCTTTAGATACTTATTCTATTGAAATGCTTCAAAATGCTAATCCAATAAATAGCGCCTCTACATTTTCAAAAGTATAACTTGGCTTACTAAAAAGCTTAGTTATATTACTAGAAAATAAAGGTTATGTTTTGGCTAATAGAGACTAAAGAACAATTAAGAGAATTTGTCAATGAAGATTTTAAAGAAGTCTTTGTTGAAGTTATTCCTTATCATAACCATATTCATCCTGCTTTAAATGATATATGTTTAGTCTATATAAGACCAACTTATGACTCTAAAGGATATATGTTATGTATAGATCATAGTGAAACTATGTCTATCGGAAAAACATATATAGAAAAAATACTCCAACATACAGACATAGTATATGTTAGAGATAAAAAATCATTCTTATATTATTTTCAATTAAATAAAGTAGTTGATATATCATCGCTTAAAAACGTAGATACAACACTTGAACCTGTATTTGATATATTCTATCGATTACATACTAATAAGCAGGATATTAACAAGATAATACCTGTTTCTAAGCATTATGAGGTATGTGAGAATATTTATAATAAATTACAACAAGTAATTTTAGAACCTAAACCTGATTATGTTAAATTCTATAATAAAGGAGCTTTAGCATTTTTTGGTATAGAAAAAAATGGTATTAAAATAAATAAAGATAAGTTTTATAAGTATTATGAACCAAACAATGAAAGTTATTCGATTTATAATGATCGAATTTTTACTCAATATAACCTTAACACTACAACGAGAAGACCGTCTAATGCATTTAATAGCATTAACTTCGCTGCTTTGAAGAAGGATAATCATTCTCGATCAAGCTTTATATCATCAAACAATGAATTTATTGAAATTGATATCTCAGCATATCATCCAACCCTTGCTGGACAATTGGTGGGTTATGAATTTAGTAACTCTGATATTCATTCTGAGTTTGCTGCTTTATATAATGTAGATTATAAGACAGCAAAAGAGTTAACATTCAAACAATTTAATGGGGGTGTTTTTAAAGAATATCAACATCTAGAATTTTTCCAAAAAGTAGCTGAATATACTGCTAATAACTGGAAGTTATTTCAAGAACAAGGATACCTTGACGCTCCTATATCAGGTTATAGATTTGAGAAGGATAAGTTGGAGAATATGAATCCACAGAAACTTTTCAATTATATCTTACAAAACCTAGAAACATCTACTAACATTCAGATATTACTTAAAATACATAAAATATTAGCAAATAAAAATACTAAAATAGTATTATACACATATGATTCCTTCTTGTTAGACTGGGATGAGGATGAGGAACAAGAATTAGAACAAATAAAAAATATATTTAAAGAATTTAAATTAGCGATAAAGATTAACAGAGGGAGGAATTATGACTTTTAAACCAAATTATGATATGTATGATCTGAATATTGACAATATTAAAGATTTGAACAACAAGTTATTTTGCACATTTACAAGTGTTGATGGATTAGACATTCTCGTAGAAGATATTTCTAGGTCTTACACTATCATGTATAATAAAATGTTTGTGTTATTTGTAAAAAGCACAAACGAATATGTTGTCACTTACAATGTCGATCAAGGTAATATTAATGAAATACCTGAGAACACAATTTTAGTTCATCGTAAAAAAGAAACCAATACACTTTATACTATAAACGCTCTAAATGAATTAATCAAATCATTAAACAGAGGAGTAGTTGATATAAATTATAGAGTAGATTGGCAACACTATAGAAACAGTATTTTATTAACTCAACATAATGAGTTAAAACAATTAAACACCAAGGTGTTTAAGATTATAGAGCTATAATAGACACAACGGTGTCATTAGGTTAGAACAAGTTAAGGAAAAACACTACTAATAAAAAGAGGCAGTATAATTTGGCCCTGTAAGAAAAATGTAGTATATTAATAACAAATAAATAAAACCAAGTTAAATTATGGACATTAATGCAATTAAACAGAGATTGAATTCTCTACAGTCGTCCGGACAGAAAAAGGAAAAAATTGACTATTCCAAGTATTATTGGAAGCCAAAGTCAGAAGGTAAGTATCAAATCCGAATTGTACCTTCAGCAATCAACAAAGACAATCCATTTCAAGAAGTGTATGTACACTATGGATTATCAAGATTCCCAGTATATGCTTTAACCAATTGGGGTGAAAAAGATCCAATCGTTGAGTTCGCTAAACAACTTCGTAACAGTAATGACAAAGAAAATTGGAAACTAGCTAAAAAGTTAGATCCTAAAATGCGAGTATTTGTTCCTGTAGTTGTTCGTGGTGAAGAAGAAAAAGGTGTTCGTTTGTGGGAATTTGGTAAAGAAATTTATCTACAGCTATTAGGTATTGCTGAGGATGAAGATTATGGAGACTTCACAGACATCAATGAAGGTCGTGATTTTACAGTTGAAGCTGTAATGGGTGATATTGGTGGTCGTCAAGGATTGAAATCATCAATTCGTATTAAACCTAAAACATCACCACTAGGTGCTGATAAGGCAACTATTAAAACATGGTTGACTGAACAACCTGATGTATTGGCACTTCAAAAACAATTAACATTTGATGAAGTTAAAAATATTCTAGCTAAATTCTTAAATCCAGATATTGAAGAAGATGAATCAGAAGATACAGATGTAGAAGAAACACCAGTATCAAAAGGTGATTTACCTTGGGAACAAGATGAGGAAGAAGAAGCACCAGCACCTAAGAAAAACTATTCATTACAACCTAAAGCAAAAACAACTAAAGCAGATAAATTTGATGCTTTGTTTGCTGAGGATGAAGATGAAAACTAATAAATAATAAGTTATGGCCAAGAAAAAAGATTCACTTACAACAGCTGTTTCAGCTGAAATGAAATCGAACTTCAATTTAGAGAAGTTCAAGGAAAAAAAGTTGCTAACAGGCAATGTTAAATTTAAAGAACAAAAGTGGATCCCATTTTCGAAAGCACTTCAGGACTCGGTTTCGATTCCAGGAGCACCTATGGGTCATATCACCTTATTAAGAGGACACAGTAACACCGGTAAAACAACAGCTTTACTTGAGTTGGCAATTAATGCCCAGAAAATGGGCATTTTGCCTGTGTTCATTATTACAGAGATGAAATGGTCTTGGGAACATGCTAAACAAATGGGTTTCCAAGTAGAAGACATTGTAGATCAAGAAACAGGAGAAGTAACAGATTATAAAGGTTTCTTCCTATACGCAGACAGAGGTTCACTCAATACAATTGAAGATGTAGCTGAGTTTATTGCTGATTTGTTAGATGAGCAACGTAAAGGTAATTTACCATATGATTTATGTTTCTTTTGGGATTCAATTGGTTCTATACCTTGTAAAATGAGTGTTGAAGCAAATAAAAATAATCCAATGTGGAATGCGGGAGCAATGTCACAACAATTTGGTAATTTTATTAATCAACGATTCCCATTATCAAGAAAAGAATCATCACCATATACAAATTCAATGGTCGCAATTAACAAGATTTGGGTTGCACCAGCTGAAACAATTATGTCTCAGCCTAAAATGAAAATGAAAAATGGTGAAACAATGTTTTTAGACGCTTCAATTGTAATTACATTTGGTAATATTACTAATAGTGGTACAAGTAAAATGAAAGCAACTAAAAACGCTAAGGAAGTTGAATTTGCAGTCCGTACTAAAGTATCAGTAGATAAAAATCACGTTACAGGATTACAAACAAAAAGTACAGTTATCGCTACAATTCATGGATTTATTAATGAGAAAGAAATTAACGACTACAAGAAAAAATATGCCAACGAATGGGTTCATATTTTAGGTAGTGTTGAGGACATTGGCTTAATTGAAGATATGAGTGAGTGGGAAGAAAGTAAAGAAGCAATCACATTAATTGATGAAGAATGAAGCATAGCGAAATTTTAAAATTATTGGATAATATCCAACAAAATGATACTCCTAAAGGTGGAACATTTAATAAACATAGTAATGTTCTCATTATTGATGGATTAAACATGTTCTTAAGAAATTTCGCGGTTTTAAATTTCGTAAACCAAGGTGGAGTTCATGTTGGTGGATTAGGTGGATTCTTGCGCTCGTTAGGTGCCCTAATTAACAATATTAAACCCACTTCAGTTTATGTAGTATTCGATGGAATAGGTTCTTCCCAAAACAGGAAGAACTTACTCCCCGAATATAAATCAGGACGAAATTTAGCTAGAATGACAAATCATTCTGCCTTTGATGATTTAGATGAAGAACAAGACTCGAAGGTGAATCAAATAGCGCGTTTAATACATTATTTAAAGTGTTTACCCGTACATCTCATATCACTCGATAAAGTCGAGGCAGATGATATTATAGCGCATTTAACCCAACACTTAGTGGCCTCCTATAACTCGGATGTTACAATTGTTTCTGCGGATAAAGATTTTCTACAATTAGTAAATGACAATGTTACTGTTTATAGTCCAATTGCTAAAGAGTATTACACACCTAAACTAGTAAAAGAAAAATTTGGCTTACCTCCACAGAATTTTATCTTGTATAAGATACTGATGGGAGATAATTCAGATAAAGTGCCTGGGTTAAAAGGTTTAGGACCTAAAAAATTATTTAAACTTTTTCCAGAACTTCAAGACAAAGAGATGTCTTTAGAAGATCTGCACAATATTTGTGAAGGGAAGTATAAAGAAAACATTATCTACTCGAGAGTAATATTTGATTACGAGATGTTACAGAGGAACTTTAAGATAATGGATTTAGGTAGCCCGTTAGTAGATGAGGATGAGAAGATGTTGATACAACAGTTAACAGAAGAAACTGTAACTAAACTAAACGCTTCTGATTTCTTAAAAATGTACCATGAAGATGGCTTAGGCCACACATTAAAAAATGTAGATTTTTGGATTAGAGATACATTCAGAACATTAAGTAGTTTTAAATAAATAAAAGTTATGACATTAAGCACACTAGCTCAATATGGAACACACTTCCAGATCAAAGTTTTGTCCTCTTTACTTACTCGTAAAGAATTCTTAATCAACATCCATGATGTTTTAAGTGATGAATACTTTGATAACTCAGCCCATAAATGGATTATAAATGAGATCCTTAAATACTATGAGAAATATCATACTGTTCCTAGTATGGATATTCTTAAAGTTGAGGTAAAAAAAATTGAAAATGAAGTTTTACAACTTGCCATCAAGGAACAACTACGAGACGCTTATACAGCATCAGAGGATGATTTGGCTTATGTAGAACAAGAATTTTCTAATTTCTGTAAGAATCAACAATTAAAGAAAGCATTATTAACATCAGTTGATCTGTTAAAAGCAGGTGACTATGATTCTATTAGACATTTAGTTGATAACGCTCTAAAAGCAGGTCAAGATAAAAATGTTGGTCTAGAATATACTAAAGATATTGAAACTCGATATAGAGAAGAACATCGTGTAGCAATTCCTACACCTTGGGATCTATTTAATAACCTATTTCAAGGTGGTATTGGACCAGGTGATTTTGGTTTAATATTTGGTAATCCTGGAGGTGGTAAATCATGGACATTAATTGCCTTAGGAGCACACGCTGTTAAATTAGGTTTTAATGTTATTCACTATACATTAGAGTTAGGTGAAGATTATGTTGGTTTAAGATATGATGCTTGTTTTACAGGAGTGCCTGTAAATACAATTCGAGATTTTAAAGACAGAGTACAAGACACTATTGTTGATTTACCAGGCAATTTGATTATTAAGGAATACTCACCAGGTAAAGCATCAATGTCTACATTAGAGGCACATATTAAAAAGTGTATTGAACAAGACTTCAAACCAGATCTTATTATTATAGATTATGTAGACTTACTTCGCTCTAAAAGAACAAATTCTGAGAGGAAAGAAGAAATTGATGATATTTATTTGAGCACAAAAGGCTTAGCTCGTGAGATGAAAATTCCAATTTGGAGTGTGTCTCAAGTTAATAGGTCAGGTGCTAAAGACGATATTATTGAAGGTGACAAAGCCGCAGGCAGCTATGACAAAATTATGATTACAGACATATCTATATCATTATCTCGTAAGAAAGAAGACAAAGTAGCTGGTACAGGCCGATTCCACATCATGAAAAACAGATATGGTGGTGATGGAATGACATTTGGAGCCAAAGTCGATACATCAACAGGTCATTTCGAAATCTTTGATGATTATGATGAAAATGACGAATTACAAAACCCATCCAAACCAGTTAATGACTTTAGTGACGTAAACGTCCAAGAACGAAAGACTCTTCAAAAAGCGTTCTTCGAATTACAATCTTAACATTATATTACAATTATGATTACAGACGTTAGAAATTACTATAAACCGTTTGAGTACCAAACAGCTTTTGATTTTTACAAAGATCAACATAGAGCACATTGGCTAGCAGACGAAGTTCCACTCGCTTCAGATTTGAACGATTGGAAATTAAAATTAACAGAGCCAGAAAAGAATTTAATTGGAAACATATTAAAGTCATTTGCTCAAACAGAAGTACATGTAAACGATTATTGGTCAACTAAAGTATCAGTATGGTTTCCAAAGCCTGAAATACAAGCAATGGCTCGTGTATTTGCTGATTTTGAATCAATACATGCTGAGGCATATGCTCGTTTAAATGAAGAATTAGGTTTAGATAATTTTAAAGCATTCTTAGAGGACGAAGTATCAAAAGCTAAAATTGATCGCTTAGTTGAAACACCAGGCGAAACAATAGAGGAAAGAGCATTATCATTAGCTATATTCTCAGCATTCACTGAGGGTGTAAATTTGTTTAGTTCGTTTGCTATATTAATGAGTTTCCAATTGAGAAACTTAATGAAAGGAACAGGTCAAATTGTTGAATGGAGTGTTAGAGATGAATCATTACATTCTAAAGCAGGATGTTGGTTATTCAAAACACTACTTGAAGAACAACCTGAACTAAATACAGCTGAATTAAGAAATAAAGTAGCTGAAGCATGTCAATTATCAGTACAATTAGAATTTGATTTTATTGATAAAGCATTTGAAATGGGAGATATTGATGGGTTGAATACTAGTCAATTAAAGAATTTCATTAAAGCACGTGCTAACGAGAAAATGGCAGAATTAGGTTATAATGCAATATATAATGATATTGACCCAGGTTTGTTAAAACAAATTGAGTGGTTTGGTCATTTAACATCAGGTAAAACACATCAAGATTTCTTTGCTGGACGAGTAACAAGTTATTCAAAATCAACAGCAGATTGGGATGATTTATAAAAAATAAAAATGAGCGCAGTAGACACAACAAATTGGATTAAAGGAAAACACTATCCTGAATGGATGGATGAAATAGCAGTTAGTATGATATCTAAGGGATATTTACTACCTGATGAAGATGTATTTGATGCTTATAAGAGAGTAAGTAAATCAGCAGCACGTCGTTTAAGACGAAAAGATTTACAACCATTCTTTTATGAAGCAATAGTTAAAAACTGGTTATGCTTAGCATCACCTGTATTATCAAACCTAGGTACAGAACGTGGAATGCCTATTTCATGTTTTGGTATTGATGTTGGTGATAGTATTGAAGGTATTGCGGATGCTAACTCTGAATTAATGAGACTATCATCTCAAGGTGGTGGAGTAGGTATTGGTGTATCTCGCATTAGAGGCCGAGGTAAAGCAATTAAAGACAATGGAGTATCAGAAGGTGTAGTTCCATGGTGTAAAATTTATGATTCTACTATTTTAGCTACTAACCAAGGTAGTGTTCGTAGAGGAGCAGCATCAGTTAACTTAAGTATCCATCACCCAGATATTGAAGAGTTTTTACAAATTCGTAGACCAAAAGGTGATGTTAATCGTCAATGTTTGAATTTACATCAATGTATTGTTATTGATGATAAGTTTATGAATGATTTGGATAATAAAGATCCTAAGTCATTAAAATTGTGGGGTGAAATTCTTAAGACACGTTTAGAAACAGGTGAACCCTATTTAATGTTTGAAGATAACATTAACAATGCTAATCCTGAAGCATATAAGAAAAATAACTTACATGTATCAATGACTAACATCTGTTCTGAGATTGCCTTATATACAGACGAATTACACTCATTTATTTGTTGTTTGTCGTCTTTAAATTTAGCTCGTTGGGATGAATGGAAAGATTATACATTTGAAAATGGAATGACATTACCTGAAATAACTTGTTGGTTCCTAGAAGGTGTATTACAAGAATTTATTGATAGAGCTAAAAACATCAAATTCATGGAAAACACAGTTCGTTCAGCTACTAAAGGTAGAGCAATTGGAATTGGTGTTTTAGGTTGGCATACATTCTTACAACAAAAGAATTTACCGTTTGTAGGTATTCAAGCGAGTGCTTACACTAGAATGATGTTTGACTTTATTGAAAAAGGCGCTCTAAAAGCATCTCGTGATCAAGCAGAATTATATGGTGAACCAGAATGGTGTAAAGGTACAGGTATGAGACATACTCATCACTTAGCAATCGCACCTACAGTATCAAACGCTCATATCTCAGGAGGTGTGTCCCCATCAATTGAACCTATACCTGCTAACGTTTATAATTTGAAAACAGCAAAAGGTGTATTCATTAAACGTAATAAAGTATTAGAACAATTACTTGAGTCAAAAGGATACAACATTGATAGTGTTTGGGATCAAATACTTAAAGATCAAGGATCAGTAATCAATGTTCCGTCTTATATTTTAACTGATGAAGAAAAAGAAGTGTTCTTAACATTTAAAGAAATCAACCAGTTAGAAATTGTAAGACAAAATGCTATTAGACAAGAATATGTTGATCAAGCAATTTCATTAAACTTATGTTTTGATCCAAATGACACACCAAAGTGGATTAGTCAAGTACATAAGGAAGCTCATAAGACAGGAGTTAAAACATTATACTACCTACGTACTGAATCAGTATTAAGAGGAGATAATTTACAACGACTATCTGATTGTGTGAGTTGTGAGGGATAATATATTTATAATAAATTATTGCTAAAAATGAAACGCTCAGAACTAAAACAGATCATCAAAGAAGAAGTACTAAAAGAATTGGGATTTGATTACCCAGGTAAAGATACAAATACTCCCTCACAATATCAAAACGGTATCATGGATACATTAAAGGCACTTCAACAATTAGGAGTTAAATTTGATGTTCACGCAGTCATGGATATTCTATTTCCTGATAATCCAATCCATGAAGATAAATAAAATATCATAACATATTGTACTTAAAGTTTGGCCTTCGGGCCATTCTTTGTTATATTTAACCATATGAAAGTAGGCGCAATAGTAGAATGTATAAATGATATTTGGGAGCCACGCACATTAGAATCTGTTCCCAATCGACCTCTAAAAGGTAACGCATATGTTATTAGAGGAATTGAAGAGTATAAACATGGTGTTGGTTTGCATCTAGAAGAAATTCACAACCCAGACATTGTATTCCCAAGTGGGATGATAGCTGAACCATCATTTAATATAGAGCGTTTCAGAGAAATGACTGAAATAGATGATTTGGTTTTAGAATTAGTAGAAGAAGTATTACAAACAGTAGAAGCATAATGGTTACAATTGAAGAAGTTTTAAGAGAGTATCACCCACTAAGTACATGTGATCCAGCTCCTCCTAAACCACCTAAAATGGCTAAGTTTAATGTTTATTATTGGCATAGACGATATCCAACTCATAAATCATTAAAGGATAGAGCTCGTATTGATGAGAAACTAAAAAATGGTGACTTTGATTATTCACCGTACGCCCAATATCTAAATTATGAATATTGGTGGATGGCTGAAGAAATTGTTGAAGTCCGCAATAGTGATAAATCACATGAGTTCAAAAAAGATGCTGAAATGGAAATTTATAGAGACTATAAAAGACGATTTGATAATCTAAGAAAAGATTTTGAACGTGATGAAAAAGATAGAATGGATAGTTTATTATATAGTCTCCAATATCATTTCAGTGGGCGTAAAGAACAGGTCAAGCAATTTGTTTATGAAGTAGCTGAAGGTACTGTTGAAGAAATTATCAAACAATATCCTAAATGGATTGAACGACAAAATACTTTAAAAGAACCATTCTAAGAATTAGTTTTGCAATAAGTAAAAGCATATTTATATTAAATCAGTTATGAAAGTATCACACGAAGTTCCAGTTGCTCTAATTAAGAGCTCTCCAACATTTAATCACTATGATTATTGTTTACCTCATTTGCTAGATCAGAATGAGGACTATTTAAATTATTTTAAATGGGCTAAAGAAAATGATCGTTATATCATCATGGATAATAGTTTACATGAACTAGGACATGCTTATGATACAGATCGTTTATTACATTGGGTTGAATATTTTGAACCAAATGAATTTATTGTTCCTGATGTATGGCAGGATATGGAAGCATCTTTAGAAAATGCTGCTGAATGGGCTAGAATTAAATTGCCTTACTATACAACTAAAGTAGCAGTTGTTCAAGCTAAAAGTATTGAAGAAGCAGCTGAGTGTTATACTAAATATAAGATGTTAGGATATAAAAAGATTGCATTCTCATATGGTGCTAATTACTATCAAGAACATTTTCCACATCCAATTACAGCAATTGCTGCTTCAATGGGTCGTGTAGCTGTAATTAGTAAGTTGTTTAAAGATAAAGTTATTGAAACTAATGACAGAGTACATTTGTTAGGATGCGCCGCACCACAAGAATTTAATTTCTATCACTATATGCCATTTGTAGAAACAATTGATACATCAAATCCTATAATGGCTGGCATTGAAGGTTTAGAATACACTAAAAATGGTCTATTAACTAAACCTAAAATTAAAATTGATGAAACAATGAATATGACTTATGATGATTTGGCTCCTCATTTTCCATTAATTTATCACAATTTATTTACATTTAAAAAAATTAACGGTATAAAACAATAAGAGTTATGAGTTATATTAGAATTGATTTAGATTTAGAGGAGGTCTATAATGAAATGGGCCATCGTGATAAAAAATTAATGGTTGAATGGTTAAAAGAAGATGCTTACATAGATGACAAACCAGAAGGTTATGATATCCCACCAACTACATCATCATTAGAAAATGAATTTCATGGTATGTTGATTAACTTATCTTCAAAGTTTTATCAAATGAGTAATGAAGAAGTTGAAATGATTACTAAATTATATAAAAAATATGAATAAACAAGCAGTATTATCACTAAGTGGAGGAATGGATAGCTCCACACTATTGCTTCATCTACTTGCCAATGGCTATGAAGTTACAGCATTATCATTTGATTATGGACAAAAACATAATGTAGAATTAGAGCGTGCTAAAGATTTAGTTAAATATATTAATGAAAATAATTTAACAAAAACTGATAAACCAGTATGGGATGAAAAATTTCCTAAAGTAAAACATCAAGTAATCAAATTAGATGGTTTACAACAACTATTAAACTCAGCTCTAGTAACTGGAGGTGATGAAGTACCTGAAGGACACTATGCTGAAGAAAATATGAAAGCAACAGTAGTACCAAATCGTAATAAAATATTTAGTTCTATTATTCAAGCAGTTGCATTATCAATTGCTGAACAAAAGAATACTGAATGTGCTATTGCAATGGGTATTCATGCTGGTGATCATGCTATCTATCCTGATTGTCGTCAAGAATTTAGAGATATCGATTTTGAAGCATTCAAAGCAGGTAATTGGGGAGCTGAAAAAGTATATCACTATACACCGTATTTAAATGGAGATAAATACTCTATCTTACAAGATGGTGACAGTTGTTGCGAGTGCTTAGGTCTTGATTTTAACAAGGTATATGCACGCACTAATACATCTTATAAGCCAATCTTTTGGCCACATAATAACAAACCAGAAACAGCTGAATTCCCAGGAGTAAGAGGTAAATGGTACTCAGATTATAAATCAGCATCGTCTGTAGAACGAGTTGAAGCGTTTATGAAACTTGGAAAACCAGACCCTTGCAGTTATGCTGATGAAAGTGGTCCTGTAAGTTGGGAGACAGTAGTTAAACATGTAGAAACAATTTTAAATAATCACAATAAATAAAATTATGCCAGTATCAAGAAAACGTGGGGGTAAAAAGGCTCACAACAAGCGAATGGCTAAGCGTAATGCTGTTATCGCTAAAAATCAATTAGTTATGGAACGTAAGTTTATGGCTATGTTAAAACAACAAATGGAAACTCAACAAACTGAAAACAATGGAACATCCGAATCCTAAAAAACACCAACAGATAAGCTTTGCTAAATCAGCTTTGAGAATTGTAGGTTATTTATTATTATTCATTAATATCCCAGCAGCAGCTACTGTGTTAGTAGCTAGTGAAGGTTTGGGTATATTGGAGGAATTAGTATGAAAGAATTATATTATTACACAGCAAATTGGTGCAACCCATGTCAAACATTAGGTCCAATTATGGAAGATGTTGCCAAACAAATACCTGTTCGTAAACAAAACATTGACTATGTTGACCCAGCTATTTTAACAGCAGCAAATGTTCGTAGTGTTCCTACTGTTATATTAGTAGAAAATGGACAAGAAGTAAGACGTTTTACAGGACTTAAATCATTTAATCAAATTATAGACTGGCTAAATTATGGAAACTAAAACAAGATATATATCAACTAAATTATTTGAAAACTATTCAGTAGCAATCAGACAATGGAAAGCACAACACTCACACTGTCAATTATTACATGGTTATGCTTTAAAATTTAAAGTATGGTTTGCAAGTGTTGAACCAGATGTTGAAAAACAATTGGATGATATGAATTGGATTGTTGACTATGGTGGATTTAAACCTGCACCTCAAGGTAATGGTTTGAAAGCTTGGATGGATGATAAATGGGATCATACAATGTTGATTGAAAAAGATGATCCATATTTGGATTTGTTCCAAACAATGCAGATGGAAGGGCTATGTAAGTTAGTTATCATGGATAAAATTGGAGCAGAAAGTGCTGCTAGAATGGTATATGAACATTTTAATGATGTTTTATCTAAAACTGATGCTGGTCGTTGTAAATGTATTAAAGTAGAGTGTTTTGAAAATGATAATAACAGTTCAATTTACGAGGAAATATGAAACCAGGTAGAATAGAAGATTATAATAAAACACTTCCAATTATAGAGCTATATACAGCTGTACAATCAGAAGGTAGTAGAGCTGGAATGCCTACAGTAGTTATTAGAACTACAGGATGTACTCATAGATGTTGGTTTGGTGAAGGTGGGTGGTGTGATTCATGGTATACTAGTATTCATCCTGAAAAAGGAAAATACACATTCAATGATATTATTGCTATGTATGACAATAACCCATATATTAGAGAAATGATGTTAACAGGTGGTTCACCTACTATGCATCCTGATCTAGTAAACGAATTAACTCATTTAGCTGAAAAACGTGGCTTATTTATTACAATTGAAACAGAAGGTTCTCATTTTATTGAAACTGACTTTCCAATCGGTTTGGTATCTTTGTCTCCTAAGTTCAGTAATAGTGTGCCTGCAATTGGGACTGATACACCGCAAGGTAAGAAAGCAGACCAAAAAATGGTGGACCAACATAACAAATACCGCCTTAATAAAGACGCGATTAAGAAAATGATTGAATACCATGGTGACTATCATTACAAACCAGTTTGTAATCCTATTGAAATGCCTGAAGCATGGAATGAGATTGAAGCGTTTAGAGTTGAAATGGATATTCCAAAACGTAAAACATGGTTAATGCCTCCTGGTGATACAAGAGATGAATTAATTAGAGTGTATCCGATGGTGATGGATTTTTGTAGAGATAATGGTTATAATTTCACAGGTAGAGAACATATAATAGCATTTGATACAAAACGAGAAGTATAATGAATAAACAACTATTAACTGAAACACTACAAAAAGAGAATACTATAGTACTCTTTTACGCCGATTGGTGCGGTGGCTGCAAAGTAGCCATGCCTATGGTAGAAGAAATTGCTAACAAATTAAAATTTAAATTAGTTAAGCTTAATGAGGCAACTGAATTAGAAGACGAATTTGCAGTAGATTTTTATCCACATGTAATAATGTCTTATAAAGGCAAACAGAAATCATACCCAGGGTTACATCCAATCAAAGAGTTATATGAAAGTATTATTTAATCAAAACCAAATTGAAAAGCGAATTGATGAAATCGCAACCCAAATTTTTAATCGTCATAAATCAGAAAAACGACCAATTATTCTAATTTGTGTATTGAATGGTGGTTTTATGTTTTATAGTGAATTAGTTAAAAAGTTATCCTCACTTGATCCAAAATGTGACTTTATAAAAGTAAAGTCATATGAGGGTCAAGAACGAGGTGATTTAGAAATTAAACTTCGTGAGTCATTAGAGATGCAAGATAACCATGTCTACCTTATAGATGACATCTATGACTCAGGAGTTACAATGGATACATTGCGTAAACATTTCATTTATGAAGGAGCTGCATCAGTTCAAATAGTTACTCTAATTAAACGAGCAATCAATGAAATTGACTTACCAGTAGGTTCAATTTATGGATTTGAAATAACTGATGAGTGGGTAGTTGGATATGGAATGGATGATGAACATCATCAAAAAAGAAGTTTGCCATATATATTGGCAATTTAAAAATAATTTATTATATTAGGTTATATGGAAAATAATAGAAAAAAATTTCACAATGATATCGAATGCGTTAAGAATGGTCTCGCAAACGGTTCAGCTTTAGATCGTCCATTGACAGATGAAGAAAAGCAACAAATGATTGAAGAAGCAACAGTACATTTTGGTAATTTCCTAACAGCACTAAAATGTGATTGGCAAAACGATCCTAACTCTGCTGATACACCTCGTCGTGTAGCTAAAGCATATGTTAATGATTTGTGGGCTGGTCGTTACAATGGATTTACTGATATTACTTCATTTCCGTCAGATGGTTATGATGGAGTAATTATTGAGCGTAATATTCAATTAACTTCAATGTGTTCGCATCATCACCAAACAATTCGAGGTGTAGTACATATTGGTTACATTGCAGGTAAAGAAGGCCGAGTAATTGGTTTATCAAAACTAAATCGTATTGTAGAACATTTTGGTCGTAGAGGTGCTATCCAAGAACAATTAACAGCAGCTATTCATCAAGCAGTAAATAAGGTTTGTGAAGGCAACCATGGTGTTATTGTTACTGTAGTTGCAACTCACAACTGTGTAAGTTGTCGTGGTATTAAACATCAAGGTGCTGCTATGGTTACTACTAAAGCATCAGGTGTGTTTATGGAAAATGATAACTTAGCACGTAAAGAATTTTTTGATTCACTTAAAATAAATAATGGTCATGTCTCAATCTGATAGAAATCATTTGGAATGGATTTATGAGCGTTTAGTTCATGTTCATGGTGAAGATCCATATTATGATTATATGTTAAAACTTAAAGAAATAATAAATAATAGTCAATAGTCATGTCTCAATCTAAAGAAAATTATGTCCCATTTATTAGCGAAGTAGAAACATTTAACGCTACAATGGGTAAACCAAACAATTATGAACCAACAATCCCAGCTAAAAAAGAATGGGAATTTGTTTACAATTTTATATTAGAAGAACTAGAAGAATATAAACATGCATGCGAAACAGGAAACATAGTAGAGGTCTTAGACGCCTTGTGCGATATTACATATGTGTCGCTAGGAAACGGAGCCATGCTGCACGGATTAAAAGACAAAATTCAACCCGCGTACGCAGAAGTTCAAGCAAGTAATATGTCTAAAGCTTGTAAAGACGAAGCTGAAGCTAAAGAAACAGTTAAAGTACGTGAACAAGAACAAGGTGAACCATGTCATTATGAAAAAGTAGGTGACTATTGGATTGTTTATAGAACTCGGGATCGTAAAGTAATGAAAAACATAAATTACTTTCGTCCTAATTTAAAGCAGTTCCTTGATAAATAAATATTTATCAATAAAATAAATGGCTACATTTGGGGATAGATATAAAAAATTAATTGATAGTAATCCTAATCAAAAATCTATCCCCAATACTAACCCTGGAAAAGTATATATATCACCTAATAATAGTAATAGATACTCAGATTTAATAAATTTAAATCCTAATCAAAAATCTATTCCTAATACTGACCCAGGAATAGTGTATGTGTCTCCTAATTATAGTAATCCATATGTAGAATTAATAAATAATTTAAAATCATTACTCCCAGCTAGACTTAGTCCAGTTTCTGGAAGAACAACAGTTAAATTATATTATGTAGAGGATGGATATGTGGATGACAATTATGTTGAAGTGCAGTTAGTAAGTGGTTAAAAATTAAAATTAAAAAGGTTATGTATCAAAGTATTTATTATGATTTCTCAACTTACACTTATCATTTACGAGATGATAAACAAGGCTGGTTAGAGTTCCAATTCCAACCAACTTATTGGAAACGTGTAAATGAATATCAAGAAGGTGCTAGACCAGTTCTAACTGGCGGTTGGGCTATACCTACTAAAAAATTAGATAAAAATGATCCTGACTTGTTAGAAAAGGATATTGATAAAAATCTACTAATACTTCGAGAGTTATATTATAAAGAAGAAGATACTGTTCCTGCTTGGCATAATATAGTTTATATAGATATTGAGATTGAAATGGGAGGTGCATTAACACCTTACTATATTCAACAAGCTCCTATGCCAATCACATCTATTGCTCTAATAGACGTGACTACTAAACAAAAAATATGTTTTGTAGTTGACCCATCAGGACAAATCCAAGAAACGAATCAGAACAGCAAACATATCATTCCTTGTAAAAATGAACGTGAGTTAATAGGTAAATTCTTATCTAAATTTGAGGAACTAGACCCAACAATATTAGTCGGTTATAACTCAGATTACTTCGATATACCGTACATTTACCATAGACTTATGAATGTTGTCGGTGAAGCAGAGACCGCCCGTTTATCCCCACTTAAGAAAGTATCACAACGAGAATTTAATGGTGAATCACAAATCACTATTGGAGGTGTGAATTGTTTAGATTACATGTTGTTACATAAAAAGTACATCATGAAAGAAGAACCATCATATAAATTAGGTGATATTGGAGCTAAATATGTTGGTTTAGGTAAGATTGAATATGAAGGTAACTTAAATACACTATTCAGAGATGATATAGATACTTTTATTGACTATAACTTACGAGACGTTGAAATTATTGAAGCGTTAGAAGATAAACTTAAGTTTATCAACTTAACAATTATGATTTCTCATATCTGTAATATTCCATATGAATCAATTTATTGGAATACAGTTATGAATGAAGGAGCTATTCTAAAGCATCTTAAACGTGAAGGTATTATTTCACCTAATAAACCAACAACTCATAATCAAGCATTAAAATCATTTAAGGAAACATATGCTGGTGGTTATCTATTAGAACCAATACCTGGTTTGTACTTTGATGTTATTGACTTAGACTTTACTTCACTATATCCTTCAATTATTAAATCACTTAATTTAGGTATTGAAACATTAGTTGGTAGAATTAAAGTTGATCATAGACCAACCTATGAACAAAACCATAGTTTAGAAAAACTTAAAGAACGTGACCCTAAAGAAGTAATTGTTGTTGAAAAAGTAAATAAAAAGAACTATACAACATCACAGGCTAAGATTACTATAGGTGAACTTATTAAGATTATTGAAGATAATAAATTCACTATATCTGCTTCTGGGGCAATGTTTAGAACAGATGAACAAAGTGTAGTTGCTAAGATTTTAGAAGGTTGGTTTGAAAAACGAGAACATTATAGAGGTCTAAAGAAGAAAGCAGGTAAAGAAGAAGATTGGGCTAACTATAAATTATATGATTTGTTCCAACATGCATTTAAGATCTTGCAAAACGCTATGTATGGTACATTCGCTAAAAGTGGATGGAGATATACTGATGGTCAATTAATTTGTAGTGCTGCTATTACAAACACAGGTCAAAGATTGACTCAAGAATCAATCATATTCACTAATGATAAACTAAATACTGAGCTAAAATCAGAAGACAAACAATACATTTGTATTAGTGATACTGACTCTATGTATATTGAATTAGGTGATTTATTAAGACATAGATATCCTAACGCCACTAAAGAAGAGAAAGACAAGTACATTCTAGAAATGGCAATTGAGATACAAGATGAAGCAAATAATAATCTTAACACAATGTGTAAGAATTTATTTAACATTGATGCTTCTAAACATTACTTTCAGTTAAAACAAGAAGTAATTGCTACTGGTATCTTAGTTACAGGTAAGAGAAGATACGCAATGTATGTTACTAATAAGGAAGGTGTTGCTGTTGAAGAACTAGACATGAAAGGTCTAGAGTTGATGAAGTCTAATATGAATAAACGATTCAAATCGTTTGGTGAACAATTTATTAAAGATATTTTATTTGGTAAGCCAAAACATGAATTAGACAATTCAATTATTAACTTCTATAAGTTAGTTAAAACATTAGACCCACGAGAACTAGGTAAACCAACAGGAGTAAAACAAATTGCCTCATATAGAAACACTCCTAGAGCAGGTGAAATGTTTAGTACATTTAAATTGAAAGCACCATCTAATACTAAAGCAGCTGTTCGCTATAATGATTTATTAAGGTTTAAAAAATTAGATAAACAATATGAATCTATTATTGAAGGTGATAAGATTTTTATCATTAACTTAAAAGCCAACCCATATAAATTAGAAACAGTTGGTTTACCAAATGCTAAGGTTCCTGATGAAATAGAAAAATTTGTTAAAACATATATTGATATAGATGAGATCTTTGAATCATTATTATTAAACAAATTAAAGGAACTTTATAAAGATCTTAAGTGGGAATTTCCACCACTAAACGCTAATGTTAATAAATTTTTTAGTTTTTAATCATATTTATATTCATGATTAAACTAGTTGACTTACTTAAAGAAATTGCTAAAACTCAACCTAAACAGTTGAGTGAAAATGAATTTGAATCTTTTCTAAATTCACTAAATATAGATGTAAATAAAGATAACCCATTAGATAGGGGCATAGATATAGGATCAGATGTGACTGTAATAAAACATGGTCAAGGAGTTATCACAGATATTGATAGTAAAAATAAAAAATATACTGTAAAAATAGGTAAAGGTGAAGTTACTGTTCCATTTCAGTTTGTTCAACCAATTAAAGTTACCGGTGAAGATTTTGAAATACTTCGTGATATAAAAAAATTAGAAAAAGAACATAAAACATATCTTAAAACATTTATTAGTAATTTAGCTGATTTTAACTCACCAAATTATAGAGAAGATTTTCAAGATGAAAAATGGAAATTAAATAGTATAGCAAAATTTTATCTTGAAGTAGGGCAACAGTTATGGAACATGTTTAAACAAAACAATAAGTATGTAACTCATAGTGATGAATTTGAAGATTTATTTATAGATATATCTAAATTGCTTGATACTTTATATAAAGTAGATAATGGAGAAAATGAAGATTTAGAAAATGTTGTTTTAGCCTATAAAAAAATAGGAAAGAAAATAGGTGCTGGAATAGAATAAATTTGGCTCTAAATAAAGGTTTTATTATATTAGGTTATATGATATCAAAATTACAACTACAATCAGTTATTGAAAAGTACCATTTAAATGGTCTAATTGAAAATGTTAAGTGGTCTATCAACAAAGATAAACAACTAACTATTAACTTCACAGCTCCAACTCGTGAATTGATAGGAAGTGTTGTTCATTCTAATTTCCCATTACCTGAATCAGAAATTGGAATTAGTAATACATCACAACTAGATAAATTATTATCTATTACAAGTGGTGATCTAGTATTAGACTATACTAAAACAAAATCAATCATTACTAAATTATTAATCTCAGATGAACAATTTAATCTAGATTACGCTTTATCTGATTTATTCACAATACCAAAATCAGGAACATACACTGGGCCTGAAGAATATGATATTGATACTGAATTGACTGATGAAGTAGTAACAGCATTGATTAAAGCTAAAAACGCATTATCAAATAGCGAAAGCGTTGTTGTAACACCGGGTTTACTTGGCTTAGAATTTACTTTCGGAGGAGACATCGAATACGCTAATAAAGTCACTTACTCCATTCAAAATCTAGAAAACAACAGTGGAGTTCAATTTAAACTAGTCTATAGTTCAGTTCTATTGAAAGAAGTATTAGTTGCTAATAAAGATATGGAGAGTGGTCGTATTCATGTAAATAGTAATGGTTTAATGAAATTATCATTTAATCACAAGAATTTCACAAGTGTTTACTATATTGTGGCAAAAGAACAATAAGTTTGTATATTTATTACAAACAATTTGGCTTTTTAGTGAAAAATTGTTATATTTAGTTATAAATAAATAAGTTATGAGTGAAAATCAAATGCCGTCTTCAATGACGATGATTAAGGATCCAATCCTTGAGCCCTATTTTATTGGTAAAGATACTAACAGTTATACTGTTTATCAAACAGTTATGCCTGGTACTAATACTAAGGGACGAGGTCGCAAAACAAGAACAAAAGAAACAGTCAAAACCTTAACATTCCACTCTGATATTGCTTCAGCTTTGAATTCTATTGCAAAATTAAAAGTAGAAGAACGCCCAGTATTTAATTCTATTAAAGAATATATTGAAGCTTGGGAATCAGTAAGAAATGAAATCAAACAAATGGTAAATATATGAAACAGTTAAAAGCAACATTTAACGCGGTTATAGTTAAACCCCGTGAAGAAGAAGAAACGATGTATGGGGGCATCATCGTACCTGATCTAGGTAAAGAAAAAGCCCTAATTGGAACAGTTGTATCTGTAGGCCCAGGACAACCATCAGTGACAGGTGAACTTATTCCTACAACATTGGAAGTAGGTATGGAAGTAATGCTACCCACAATGGGTCCTACTAAAGTAGAATTGGAAGGCCAAGAATATTGGGTGTGCCCAGAAAATCAAATCTTAGGAATTATTGAAACAATAGAAGAATAATATGAGTAAAATTATCGAATTCGGTCCTGAAGCAAGGAAAAAACTCGTAACTGGTATTGACAAATTAGCAAACGCAGTTACGTCTACATTAGGTCCAAATGGTCGTAATGTGGTTATAGCAAATCAAGGTGGTTACCCACAATCAACAAAAGATGGAGTAACAGTAGCAAAAAGTATCTCACTTGAAGATCCAATTGAAGAATTGGGTGTACAAATGGTTAAACAAGCAGCTATTAAAACTGCTGATGGTGCAGGTGATGGTACAACTACTTCAACATTGTTGGCTCAAAACATGGTTAAAGAAGGTTTAACATCATTAAACAATGGAGTTAACGCTGTAACTATTAAGCGTGAAATTGATGCTGCAGTTAAAGATGTAGTAACAGAATTACGTAAAAGCATTTCACAAGACATCAGTTCTGAAGATCAATTGGAACAAGTAGCTACAATTTCTGCAAATAACGATCCTGAAGTAGGAAAATTGATTGCAACTGCAATGCAAAAAGTAGGTCGTGAGGGAGTTGTTTATATTGAGGAATCAAAGTCAGGCGATACTTATCTTGAAACAGTAGAAGGTATGCAATTTGATCGTGGTTACAAATCACATTTCTTTGTAACAGACAACAACTCAATGTCTTGTACATTAGAAAATCCACTTATCCTTATCGCAGATAAGAAATTTACAGCGATTAAAGAATTGCTACCATTGCTAGAGGCAGTATCATCTCAAGGTAGACCATTGTTTATCATTGCTGAGGATATTGAAGGTGAAGCATTAGCAACATTGATTGTAAATAAAATGAGAGGTACACTTAAAGTAGCAGCAGTTAAAGCTCCTGACTTTGGTGATCGTAGAAAATTGATTTTAGAAGATATCGCACTTTTAACAGGTGGTGAGGTATTTAGTACTGATAAGGGTATGAAATTAGATCGTTTTGATTCAAAATGGTTTGGTGAAGCCCGAGTTGTAACAGTAACAAAAGATCAAACAACCATTATTGATGGAAAAGGACAACCTGAACGAATTGAAACACGTATTGAAGAGCTACAGCAACAAATCGAAAAAGCAAATTCGCCCTTTGAAAAAGAAAAACTCCAAGAAAGACTGGCGAAATTTATCGGAGGAGTAGCAATTATTCACGTAGGTGGTAATACCGAAACAGAAGTTAAAGAAAAGAAAGATCGCGTAGACGATGCACTTCAAGCAACTAAAGCTGCAATTGAAGAAGGTATTGTTCCAGGTGGTGGTGCTGCTTTAATTTATGCTCGTGAAGCAATTGTAAATCGTCATACAACAGGTGGAAACATTGTTTATAAAGCATGTGCGTCACCATTTATGAAGATTTTATCTAACGCCGGTTATACTGACCAAGAGTCATTTGGGTTAATTAATAAATTAACAGGCAAAGACAATTGGAAAGGTTACAATATCACTTCTGATAAGATGGTAAACATGAAAGAAGCTGGTATTATTGATCCAACGAAAGTCACGAGGACCGCGATCGAAAACGCCGCTTCAGTAGCAGGAACAATTTTATTAACCGAATGCACAGTCGTAGACAAGCCTGAAGATAAAAAGCAGGATGATATGATGGGCGGAATGGGAGGTATGTTCTAATGGCTACCGAAGTTAAGGAAGAAGTCGTGTTGATTGCTAAGCGTGTCCCACCTTCAGATAGGTGGGCATTGCTTAGTGATCCTACTTATGTATACCCTTCATTAACAGATGCATTAGAGGGTTATTTTCAAGAAGTTCAACAACCATGTGACTTCAGATTATCACCTATAAAAGGTGAGTTATATGCTATTGATAGTAAGGTGGTTGAAAAAGCACCACCTCCACCACCAAAGAAGTTTAACATGTATGGAGATTATTAAATTAAAATTTGGCCTTTAGGCCATTTTTTATTATATTAAGTTATATGAAAGAAAATAGTTTATTTGTAGAAAAATATCGCTCTAAAACATTAGATGAGTATGTCGGTAATGAGCAATTAAAACAAATTGTTGAAAAATATATCAACAATAATGATTTACAGAATTTACTATTGTATGGTACACCTGGTACAGGTAAAACTACATTAGCTAAATTAATTGTAAATAATTTTGATTGTGATTACCTTTATATAAACGCAAGTGATGAAAGGGGGATTGATACTATTAGAGAAAAAGTTCAAGGTTTTGCTTCAAGTGCTTCATTCAAACCAATTAAGATTATTATTTTAGACGAAGCAGATTTTTTAACTATTCAAGCTCAAGCCTCACTACGAAACATTATTGAGACATTCTCTCGTACAACACGATTTATTTTAACATGTAATTACCTTGAACGAATTATCGATCCCCTTCAATCACGTTGTCAAGTATTAAAGATTACTCCTCCATCTAAAAAAGAAGTAGCTAAACATACTGCTAACATTTTAGAGAAAGAAAACATTAATTATGAACTAGAAGATCTAGTTTTAATAGTTAATAAACATTATCCTGATGTTAGAAAAATATTAAACACTTGTCAAGTAAATACAATTGATGGTGGGGCAAATGATCTATACCTTAAAGTAGATAAAACAGTATTAACAGGTGGTTATAAAGATGAATTACTAAAAGAACTTAAATCACCATCTAAAACCAGTTTCAAAAACATCAGACAAATACTTGCTGATAGTAATTTGGATGATTTTGAAGATGTTTATAGATTTCTATATGACACACTAGATGAATATGGCAAGAATGATCTAGCTAAAGCGTTGATCGTGATTGAAATAGAAAATTATATGTACCACGCTAATTTTCGCCTAGACAAAGAAATCAATGTTATGGCATTATTAGCATCAGTTTTAAAAATAATAAACAATTAATATGGAAAACCAACAACAGCTCAACGTTAAAGTTGATCCAAGCCAAACAGTGGCTATCACATCACCAGAAGGTAATCATATCTTCGCTGAGGGTGTTATTTTGCGTAAGGTATCTAAGTTCTTAGCTGGTACAGCTGAAGACGCTATTATGCCAATTCCTTGTTTCTACGATGTAAAGACAGGTAAAGTATTAGTAGAAATGTTACCTAAAGAATTTAGAAGTGAGTATGAAAATCTTTGATTGGCTTAATCAAATTACTTACGAAAAACAACCCTGGAATTCATTCACTGAGGAAGACAAAAAATCATTTGAACCATATATGATTCATCGCTTCCTCAGTATGAATCCTGATTATATTGAATTTGTAAATTTAGTACAAGTATTTCAAGTTACTGATAAGGAAAAAATATATAATATATATTTATATATGATACCTAAAAAGAAAATGTTTCTAAAATATATTAAATCCTCTAGAGCTAAAAGGCAAGAAAAATTGCTTAAGCATATTGCTTCATACTATGAATGTTCATTAGGTGAAGCAGAAGAATATATTGATATTTTAAGAGAAAATGGTGTTAAAAACATTCTAAATCAGTTAGGTGTTGAAGAAAAAGAACAAAAAAAGTTATTAAAAAATGGATAGTATAGTTGCATCAATAATCAAACAATTCGAAGATCGAAGTGTTGCAGGTAAGAAAAAGTATGGTACTGATTTAGATAGACAAGATTTGTCTTTGCTAGAATGGATTGAACATGCTAAACAAGAGCATATGGATGCTATCTTGTATCTAGAAAAATTAAAACAACAGTTCATTCAAGAAGTAACTGATCCCCATAAAGTAGGAAACAAGTGAGTAAAAGAACACCGTTCATAGTAAGAGCGATTCGGAATCATACTCCTCAAGAGATTAATTATGCTTCCCAAAAGACTATATCTTATAGTCAGTTCTCTATATATAATGACTGTCCCCACAAATGGGAGTTGTTATATAAACAAGGATTGAATGAATATCAACCTACAATCCATACTGTATTTGGAACCGCGGTTCATGAAGTACTTCAGAGTTATATCACTGTAATGTATGAAGAAAGTGGAGCAGCAGCTGATAGAACTGATATTGAATCTCAATTTGAAGATAAATTCAGAGAAGTATATCTAGAAGAGTATAAGAAAAATAAAAATGTTCATTTTAGTGACGCTGCTGAAATGAGAGAGTTTTATGAAGATGGTCTTAACATATTAAATTATTTTAAGAAAAATCGAGGCTCATACTTCAGTAAACGTGGGTGGCATTTAGTAGGATGTGAATTACCAATTGTAATTAATCCTAATCCTCAATATCCAAGTATATTGTATAAAGGTTATCTTGATTTAGTCTTGTATAATGAAAACACAGATAAACATAAGATCATCGATTTTAAAACATCTACTCGAGGATGGAATGCCGATGTTAAAAAAGATGAAGGTAAGCAGTTTCAATTAATATTTTACAAAAACTATTATAGTAAACAATATAAGGTACCTGAAGAAAATATTGATGTTGAGTTTGTTATTCTAAAGAGAAAAATATGGGAGGAAAGTGAATTTCCACAAAGTCGAATTCAAGAATTTGCTCCACCAAGTGGAAAAATTAAAATGAATAAGGCAATGAGTTCAATGGCTAACTTTATAGAACAATGTTTTAACTATGATGGTTCGTTTAAAGATACTCAACATCCTATAACACCAAACAAAAATTGTCAGTACTGTCCTTTTAACAATAATAAAGAACTTTGTAACAAATAGTAAACTCATATATATTTATATACAAATAAAAGCTATGAGTAAAAAGGATATGACATTAACAAGCGTAAAAGTACAAAGCGACTTGTTTGAAGACTTTAAACTGGAATGCGTTAAACAAAAATTTTCTTTACAGAAGCTTGTTGATCGCACAATTCATTTATATCTTACAGATAATGAATTTAGAAAATCAGTTCACAATCACAATAATTTAAATCGATAAAAAAGTTTTATGAATCAAAGTTTTGGTTATCTTCCTCAAAATGAGAGGAAAAAAATCTTACTGATTTGTGACGACATTAGAGTACACTCAGGTGTAGCAACAGTCGCTCGAGAATTAGTAATTAACACTGCTCAACATTTTAACTGGGTAAATGTGGGTGGAGCAATTAATCACCCAGAAGCAGGCAAACGTTTAGATCTAAGCGTAGATACCAACACTAACACTGGGTTAACTGACAGTTCAGTTATTTTATACCCAAGCAATGGATATGGTGATGCTCGTATGATTAGGCAACTAATAAGCGTTGAAAAACCAGACGCTATTTTCTTGATTACTGATCCAAGATATTTCATTTGGTTATTCCAAATTGAAAATGAGATTAGAAGAAAAATGCCTATTATATACTTGAATATTTGGGACGACTACCCAGCACCAATGTATAATAGACCATATTATGAATCATGTGATGCTTTATTAGCTATTTCAAAACAGACTAAAAATATCAATGAATTAGTATTAGGTGATAAAGCTAAAAATAAAATCATTGAATATGTACCTCATGGTCTAAATGAAAATATTTTTAAACCACTTAATCAAAATGATGAACAGTTAAAAGCATTTAAAAAAGATTTGTTTAAAGGTAAAGATATTGATTTTGCTTTATTCTTTAATTCAAGAAATATTCGCCGCAAACAAATTCCAGATACAATGTTTGCTTACAAAATCTTTATTGATTCATTAACTGAAGAACAAGCAAGAAAATGTGCTTTTGTTTTACATACTCAAGTAGTAGATGACAATGGAACAGATTTAGCAGCAGTACAAGAAATGTTATTTGGTAGTGATACTAAATATAATATTATCTACTCTGATAAGTATGGAACACCAGATGTAATGAACATGCTTTATAATGCTACTGATGCTCAAATTTTATTAACTAATAATGAAGGTTGGGGATTAAGTTTAACTGAAGCTATTTTAGTAGGCAATCCAATTATTGCTAATGTGACTGGTGGAATGCAAGATCAAATGCGTTTTAGCAAAAAAGGCAAATGGATTGATTTTAATGCTGAGTTTCCTTCTAACCATACTGGTAAAATCAAAGACCATGGTGAATGGGCGTTTCCAGTATACCCAACTAATAGATCAATTCAAGGTTCACCACTAACACCTTATATTTGGGATGATAGATGTAATGCAGAAGAAGCAGCTGAACAAATTATGAATGTTTATAAGTTGTCTAAAGAAGAAAGAAAAACATTAGGCCTTAAAGGACGTGAGTGGGCTTTATCAGATGAAGCAGGTTTCACAGGTTCAAATATGGGTAAAAAAGTAATCACTACTTTAGATAAATTATTTAAGACTTGGAAGCCAAGAGAAAAATATGAATTTATAAACACAAATGAAGTTAAAGATAAAGTAGTACCTCACAAATTAGTATACTAAACAGTTATGGAAAACAAACCGTTATTTTTTATCTCCTGCCCTATTGACACTTATAGTGGTTATGGAGCGCGCTCTCGAGATTTAGTTAGAGCAATTATTCAATTAGATAAATATGATGTTAAAATCATTCCTCAAATGTGGGGTAATACACCTTGGGGATTCATCAATGAAAACCCAGAATGGGAATTTTTAAATAAACATATTTGGACTCAACCTCAACTCAACTCACAACCTGATATTTGGATGCAGATTACTATCCCAAGTGAATTCCAACCAGTTGGAAAATATAATATTGGTGTGACAGCAGGTATTGAAACAACATTAGCACCTGGAGATTGGATTGAGGGAGTAAATAGAATGAATTTAACATTAACTTCATCTGAGCATTCTAAAAAAGTATTTTTAGACACAGCATTACAAAAAGTAGATCAACGTACTAATCAAGTAATAGGAGAAGTTAAAGTTGAAAAACCAATTGAAGTGTTATTTGAAGGTGCTGATACTGAAATTTATAAAGTATTAGATAAAGTAGATTCATTCTCTGAATTAACTAATATTAAAGAAAAATTTGCTTTCTTGTTTGTTGGTCATTGGATTAATGGAGATGTGGGTGAAGATAGAAAAAATGTTGGTCTATTAATTAAAATGTTCTTTGAAGTATTTAAGAATAAGAAAGACAAACCAGCATTAATTTTAAAAACATCTCAAATGGGATCTTCATATGTTGATAGAGATGATATTTTAAAGAAAATTAAATTAATTGCTAAATCAGTTAATAGTAAAGATTTACCTAATGTTTATCTATTACATGGTGAATTCACAGACGTTGAAATGAATGAGTTATATAATCATTCTAAAGTTAAAGCAATGATTAATTTAACTAAAGGTGAAGGATATGGTAGACCATTACTTGAATTTAGTCTAACTAAAAAACCAATTATAACAACTAATTGGAGTGGTCATACTGATTTCTTAAAATCTGAATTCACTACTATGTTGCCTGGTCAATTAACAAATGTTCACCCAAGTGCGGCAAATGGATGGTTACTAAAAGAATCACAATGGTTTTCAGTTGATCATCAACAAGCTGCGAATTCCATGATGGATATATTTACTGATTATAAAAAATATGTTGATGGTGGAAAACGTCAAGCATATAGAAGTAAAAATGAATTTAGTTGGGATAAAATGAAGGATAAAACAGATGAATTATTCACTAAATATATTCCTGAGTTTCCAAAACAAGTACAATTACAGTTACCTAAATTAAAGAAAATTGAATTACCTAAATTACAAAAAGTAGAAAACAATGGATAAAATTATAATGTGCCCTAAATCAGGAGGTGACTTGTGTTATGAAACACAGGTCACACCTGAAATAACTAACTGGATGTCTTTATCTTGTGGATATTGGACTAATAGTTTAATGAAAGAAGGAAGTGAGTTCTATACTGAACAAATGTCTTCATTGCCTGAATTGTATAGAGATTTAGCTTGGAAAGATGAATCAACAGGGTTAATATGGTTACCACAAACTATTAATGAACCTAAGCAAGGAATGGTATTCGCCAATGGTACTAATGCCAAGGAGTGGAAATGGTCAGCTGTTAAAGCAGTTCCTGTAACTGAAGAAGAAAAAGAAAAATACCCAATCCCAAAACAACCAGGCAAATTCTATGAGTATAGAATGGATATGACTACTATTCAACATTTTGATGAGAGAGAATTTATAGATGCTCTAGAATATATTGGCTTGATAGGATAATTTTATTATATTAGGTTATATGAAAATTAGTTATGCTATCACAGTATGTAATGAGTTGGAGGAAGTAAGTCGTTTACTTAACTTTCTCCATCAACATAAACGTCCTAAAGATGAAATTTGTGTTTTACTAGACTATCCAAAGGCATCAGAGGAGTTAAAAAATGAGCTCTATTATTGGTCATCTAAGGATATAATCACTCTAAAGGAAAGTACATTTCAAGGACATTTCTCCAATTGGAAAAATGAATTGACAGCAATGTGTTCTGGAGATTATATCTTTCAAATTGATGCGGATGAATACCCTCATCCTAATCTTATAGAAGATCTACCAGCTATATTAGAACATAATTCAGCTGTTGAATTATATGTTGTACCTAGAGTTAATACAGTTGAAGGTTTAACTCAAGAACATATACAAAAATGGGGATGGTATGTAAATGAAAATAACTGGGTTAATTGGCCTGATTATCAAACTAGAATATATAAAAATAATTCTGATATTAAATGGGTAAATAAGGTTCATGAAAGATTAGATGGGCATAAAGAATTCGCTTACCTACCTATGGATGAAGGATATGCTTTATATCATCCTAAAACAATAGAAAGACAAGAAAAACAAAATAATTACTATGATAAAATTAATTATATTTGATTTAGATGGTGTACTAGTGGAGGCGAAACAAATCCATTATGATGCTTTAAACAAAGCATTAGGTGAAAAATATTCTATATCTTGGGATGAACATTTATCAGTTTATGATGGTTTAAAAACAAATCAAAAACTAGATATGTTAACTAAAAGAAAAGGTTTACCTATTAAAAATCATAAACAAATTTGGGATGACAAACAAAAATATACTTTAGAAGCATTATCTAATTTACAACCAAATCCCCAATTACAGGCTTGTATGGATATGTTAGTTAATAATGGATATAAATTAGCAGTATGTTCAAATAGTATTCGTAAAACAGTACTAACAGTGTTATCTAAATTTAATATCATTGATCGTTTTGATTTAATCTTATCAAATGAAGATGTTAAGAATAGTAAACCACATCCTGAAATGTATTGGAAAGCAATGAGTATGATGGGATGTTTACCTGAAGAAACATTGATTGTTGAAGATTCACCCTATGGATTATTAGCAGCAAATAGAAGTAAAGCTAATGTAATGAGAGTTGGTTCTCCAAAAGAAATTAATTATATTAATATATATAAACATTTAAATAAAGAAAAAGTAAACATGACACCTAAATGGAAAGATGAAAAACTTAATGTTTTGATTCCAATGGCTGGTGCTGGTTCTAGATTTGAACAAGCTGGGTATACATTTCCTAAACCACTTATTGAAGTTAAGAATAAACCAATGATTCAAGTTGTAATTGAAAATTTGAATCTAGACGCTAATTATATATATGTTGTACAAAAAGCACATCGAGAAAAATATAATTTAGATACATTATTAAATTTATTAACTCCTGGATGTAAAATAGTAGAAACAGATGGTTTAACTGAAGGAGCAGCATGTACTGCATTATTAGCTAAAGAATACATTAATAATGATAATCCATTATTTTTCGCTAACTCAGACCAGTTTGTAGAATGGGATTCAAATGAATTTATGTATAAGATGAATGAAACTAATGCTGATGGAGGTATAGTCACATTTACTGCTACTCATCCAAAATGGTCATTTGCTAAAATAAATGAAAAAGGATTAGTTACTGAAGTAGCAGAGAAAAATCCAATTTCAGATATAGCCACAGTTGGATATTATTATTGGAAACATGGATCAGATTTTGTTAAATATGCCGAGGAAATGATTAAAAAAAACATTAGAGTGAATAATGAGTTTTATGTTTGTCCTGTGTTTAATCAAGCTATAAAAGCTACTAAAGAAATTAGAACATTTAATGTTAAAGGAATGTGGGGATTAGGAACACCTGAAGATTTAAAAAATTACTTAGAGAATTACAAATGATTTTAATTTCACATAGAGGTAATATTAATGGACGGATTATTGAATCAGAAAATAATCCATCATATATTGATGATACAATTTGTTTAGGATATAATGTTGAAATTGATATTTGGTTTATTAATGGTAAGTTTTTTTTAGGTCATGACAAACCTCAATATGAAATTAGTATAGATTGGATTGATGATAGAAGTCATAAACTTTGGGTTCATTGTAAAAATATAGAAGCATTAAGTTTTCTTAATAAACATGATTATGATATAAATTATTTTTGGCATGAAACTGACACAGTAACACTTACATCTAAAAAATATATTTGGGCATATCCCGGTAAACAACCTATTAAAAATAGTATAGCAGTCATGCCAGAGATTAATAATGATAATATTATTGATTGTTTAGGAATTTGTAGTGATTATATTGAAAAATATCAAAATAAATAATATGAAAAAAAGAATAATTTTTGACATTGGAGCTAATAGTGGAGAGAATTCAATCCCATTTGCTTTAGGAGGGGATGAAGTATATGCGTTTGAACCAACACCTGAATTAAGTAAAATACTTAAAGATAAAACATTTAATTTACCTAATTATCACATAATATCTAAAGCTGTGAGTGATTTTAATGGAATATCTACTTTTAATGTAGCAGGACAGGCAGATTGGGGGTGTAGTTCTTTATTAGAGTTTAATGAAAACTTAAATCAAACATGGCCTGGAAGAGAAGATTTTAAAGTAACTCATAAAATTGAAGTTGAAGTCATTACTTTAGAAAAATTTATTGAAGAAAATGATATAAAATATATTGATTGGCTTCATTGCGATGCTCAAGGTCAAGATTTAAATGTCTTAATAGGTTTGGGTAAATATTTGAATATAGTTAAAAAAGGAGTTATTGAGACAGCTCAAAACTCAGAAGTAGCATTATATAAAAGTCAACACACATTAAAAGAAGTAATACAGTGGCTTTCTGAAAAAGATTTTGAAGTAACATCAATAACTCCAAACGACCCAAATTTAAATGGAAGAGGAAATGAAATTAATATTCAATTTTATAATCCTAATTTTAACAATATATGAAACCTTATAATGACTTCACTTTAGTATTTCAAGGTCCTCTTCACAAAAACTTTATCTATGGTCTATTAAATAATTATACAACATATACTGATAATATTATTATTTCTTATTGGGATACTGATGATAAAGAACTATTAGAATATTTAAAAGATAAAAATTTTACATTAATAGAAAATAAATTTCATATTTGTTTTAAAGAATATAATAATCAAAACATATATTATCAAACATATACTACATTAAAAGGATTAGAAAAAGTAAACACTAAATATGTGATTAAACTTAGAACAGATCAATGGTTTGGAAATTTATCACCTTTTTTCAATGAAGTAATTAATAATCCTGATAAATATAATTGTGTTAACTTACATTTTAGACCAGACTATCTATATAAATTTCACCCTAGTGATAAAGTAATAGGTGGATTAACTAAAAACATATTAGATACTTTTAAATTAACGTTATATAGACTCCAAAATCATCAAATTCCTTTAATCTCAGGAGCATATATGTTTACTGAAGAAGAAAATATTATATCTAAAGAGGAACTTTTAAAAATTATTCAACTATATTCATATAATTCTTCTTCAAGAACATTATATACCTCATATCCGAATCCTCCAGAAATAGGATCTCCTCAGTATTTGCCTGGGGGGTATATAGGAATAGTACCTGAGATGGTTATTGGAACTTCTTTTTTATTATCTATGGGTATATTCCCTGATCCAAACAATTCTATAAATATAGTAAAATCTCATTTTAATATAATAAGAGTTGAAGATATGGTACCATATGTTAATAAACAAGGAACCAATCAAATAGAACATAATTCAATAGAAATAGATAATATAACTCAATATGGATAAAATTCTATACCAACATCATATAATGTGGTATGAGTCTAAAATGTTAAACGAAACATTAGACTCACTCCAAAATGCTATTCAATTTTCATCACTCCCAGTAAAATTAAAATTTTGTTTAAATTCTCAAACGTATATAGAAAAACCTATTATAGGTGAATCTAAGGATATGTTTAACGAATTTATAAATCATCCTGTATTAAATGATGCGGAGATTATTTATAAAACAGATAATGATCCTTTTTATAATATAGGTGATTGGAGAAGAGAAATATATTCAAATGATTTTAAATACAATATTTGGGGTGAAAGTGATTGTCTAATCCCAGAAGAATATTTTTATATATTATCTAATCTTAATATTGATGAACCTCATATATTAAGTTTATCTTCTAGAAAATGTTGGGATAAAACATGGAATATAGTAGAACATGAAAATTTTAAATCTTGGGAAGAAGTTGACATGAATAACCCATCATTTATGAAAGAATATTTTCCTTTTAGATATTTTGATACTATAACCCAAGATAAATTAAATGAATTTAACTCATCTGGAGGGGAAATCAATATTAAAAAACTTCCAATTGTTAAAATAGATGGAAGTTTATTAGCTTTATCTAAAAATCTCCCCACTCCATTCATCTCCCCAGAAATGAATTTTGTTAGAGAAGATTACTGTGCTCAACAATTTTTCCAATTAAAAAATATACCTCAATATTTAATTTCTAATATAATAAAAGGACATAATTATCTCCATCCATTAAAAAGAACTAATACAATTTCAACTAGAAATGATAGTTTATATAAAATTTTAGAACAAAAAAATACTCACGCTATGAATGAATTTTTATATAATATCTTTAAATAACAGTATATGCAAGGTATAGTTATACAAGGCCCAACTAACTATTGTAGAGAAATAATAGATTGCTACATAGATATACCTAATGTTGTATTTTCAACTTGGGATGATGAACCTCAAGAAAATATAAAGTATATAAAATCTAAAAATATAGATGTAATTCAATCTTCTAAACCTTTATTCGCAGGATATTTAAATGTTAATTATCAAGCATTAAGTACATATATTGGTTTAGAGTATTTAAAATCTAAAAATGTTACTGAGGTATTAAAAATTAGAAGTGATTTAAAACCAAATGACATTCATTTATTATTAAATATTTTAAAACAAAAACCATTAACATTTTTAGCTATATGTAAACCTAATGTTAGACCATTATACTATGAATTAGAATATACACATACTAGCTTTGATTTCCCAGTTGATTTATTTTTATATGGAAATATAGAAAATATGATACAATGTTTTAATTTCCAAATAGAACAAAATTTACAAATACCCCCAGAATCACTTATAGTTTATAATTATTTTTCTAATTCTAATTTGAAATTTAAATTAGATTATAATACATTTATAGAAAACAATATTAATTTTTTTATGAATGATTGTCTAAAAAATAATATTAAGGTAAAATGGTTAAAAAATAATCTTGATTTAATTGAATTACACTCAGATAAAAACCAGTATGAATATTAAAATAAAATAAAAATGATATCATTAGTAATACCCACAACAACAAAAAATAAAAATTATACCCAAAATATTATAAATAATATTAGAGAAATTTATCCTAATGAAAATGAAATTGAAATAATTGTTGAAGAAAACGATAATGTAACTTTAGGAATAAATTATAATAATGCTGTAGCTAAAGCTAATGGTGAAAAAATTATTTTACTTCATAATGATATGGTTATTAAACCTGGATTTATTGAAACCATGGATAAACATATTGCTAAAAATAGAATAACTACATACACTAGAGTAGAACCACCTATTTTTCCTGATACATACCCAGGTAAAGTTTTATTAGATTGTGGAAGTGATATTAATAATTTTAATAGTAAAAGATTTAATGAATTTAATATTGAAGAAGAATTAATTGATGGAGGTTCACAATTATTCTTTGGATGTATGAAAGAAGATTATATAGGAATAGATGGATACACTTTTAAAATGTTCTGTGAGGATGATGATTTACATCTAAGATATAAATTAGCTGGTTTCGAACATAAAGTAAGCTCAGCTCATGTATATCACTTTGTAAGTAAAACATCTCGTACTACAACAGATTATCAAGTTATAGAACAACAATCAAATATAAATTTTGTTAAAAAATGGGGTTTTAGAAACTCTATACATAATGTTGTTTATAAAAAATCTATTAAAATAAATAACTCTAATCCTCAATTAGATCAAATTCTAGAACCATGGTTTGATGGAGGAGATAACATAATTGTTGAGATAAATGGAAATTTATTCACTCAAGATGATTTCCAAATTATTCAACAGCTAAATGATATCATTAAAGAAAATGGAGAAATAGGTTCATTTGAATTAGGTAATTTAAAAATCACTATTAATTCAATGGATGAATATCAAAACACTCTTATTAAAATATAGTTTGGCTTATTAAATTTTCTTTATTATATTTAGTTCAAATAAAAGGTTATGGATTACGAATATAAAGATTACTATTTCTACGCTAACAATGATGCGTTTAGAGAACCAATTGGGACATGTACTGCCGGTACTATAGGTATAGCTGTGACTCACTTTGCCTCAATGAAATCATTAAACATAGAAGAATTTCTAAAACTTTATTCAGTAGGTATTAAAAAATGAGTTTAGATAATTTTGGTAAACTAAAGATCGCTAAACGTGATCGCCAGTCTAATGAAAAAGAAACATTCATTGAGACTATAGTTCTATTAGAACACTGCTGGTTGAAAACAAATTTCCTACATGAAGAGGTAAAAATCGATTTATGGAATTATGAAGAAAATTACTATAAAGTAATTGAGAATCTAATATTCATGAAATATTCTGAAGACATAGCTAATCTAATATTATGGTATGTATATGATAGATTTGATGCTGATGGGAAGTTATTGGGGTTAGATGTAACATTTCCTGGTAAGGAAAAGAAACGATTCCTTCTTAAATCACCAACAGACCTTTGGAACTTAATAGAGAAAATAAATAAATCAAATAGTAAAGAGAAATGAGTAGACAATGTATTACATGTGGAGTAGAAATTGATCCAAGACGAATTGCAATTTTACCTCATACACAAACATGTACCCAACATTCAACCGCTGAGAAAAAAGTAGCAGTGACAGTACAAATGGGAGAAGGTGATCATACATGGATTGAAACATATGCTGTAGATAGAGCTGATTATGATAAAATGGTTGAGTTAGAAACAGGTAAAAAAGCAAAACCAGATCCAATACCAACTGTTTTAGATAGTGTAGCTTTTATTGATGAATGGGATGAAACATTAAATGATGGTTTGGATGATGAGAATGATTGGGATGAGGAAAATGATGATATTGAAGAAGAAGATTACACTGAAGACGAGGACTAATGGCTAAAGCAAAACCGCTAACAAAAGAAATGATTTTGAGTGCGATGGACAAAACAAGGTCTGTTCGTGCGGCGGCTAGGTATTTAAATTGCTCTTATGTACATCTGAAGATGTATATGAAGATGTATAAGGATGAAAATGGAGTATCTTTATTTGACTTACATAAAAATCAGTCAGGTAAAGGTATTCCTAAATTCTTATCAGTATCTCACCATAACAAAAAAGAACCAGCCATACTAGATGTAATTGAAGGTAGAGTAGATGCCTCTCATTTCAACCCACAAAAGTTGAAGTATAGGTTGATAACAGAGGGTTACTTAAAGGAAGAATGTGCTAATTGCGGCTTCCATGAAAGGCGAGTTTCTGATTATAAAATCCCACTTATCATGAACTTCAAGGATGGTAATAAACAACATTATGGACCTGGTAATATTGAGATGTTATGTTACAATTGTTACTTTTTAATGATTGGAGATGTGTTTGGAGACAAACAAATTGAGGGATTAGAAGATCATAAACCAACTTATAACAGTCAAGTTGATTGGGAATTAGATGACTACACTAAACAGAGATTGATTGAGTTAGGATTAGACAAACCAGAACCTAAAAATGACGGTTCAGAATTTATTAGTAGACTTTAGACAATATTTATAAACAAAAATGAAGAGGAGTAAGAAACATCAAGAAGTAATTAATGACTATGATATTATCAAGTCAAAACATCTTGATAAATTAGCTACAAAAATGTTGGCTAATGATGAGAAGATGAGTAAATTAAAGGGTAAAGAAATTGACCCAAAATTTTTAAATTTATTTTAATGATGGCAACAGAAATCAACTTAAACAATAGTGAAGAATTTCAAGAAATGATTGAAAGAAAAGATTTCACAATTGCCAAAGCAGTTGTAGAAGCTATTTTATCTAATTTGAATGGTCGTAAAAAACATGTTCATGTATTATCAGTTAATTGTTTAGAAGAACAATCAACATTTGATATTACTTTGGATAGAAAATACTTCGCTGAGACATTACAAGAGAACCTAAAGTACTATGTGGAACAAGAGTTATATGAAGAATGTTCTAAAATAGTAGAAGCAATAAACACACTAAAAGAAAAAGAAAACACACATGGCAGCAAAAGCAAAAACAAACACGACAAAGGCGTTTATTAAAAAACCAAGAAAAAAACGCCCTGGTATTCACTCAAAATGCAAATACAGCAAATTAAAATCAAGTAAGTTATATAAAAAAGTAAATCGAGGACAAGGTTAAAGTTATGAGTAAAAACAGTGTATTACAAAATTACAACAGCTTAAAAGATTATATTCTAGCAGCTGAAAATGGTCGTAAAAAGAAACAACGCCCAGTTAAAAAAGAAAAATTCATCAGAACAGCGAACCACCCAGCGTTACGTTATGAAGATGAGCATGAAGGATAATATTTGGGAATACTTTGAAAGTATACCTGATGAATACCTAGTATTATTAGCTGAGTTGAACTGGAGTGGATTAGAGGATTTATGTATACTCTTAACTCTAGATAAACAACTTCAACTAGAAAGGACAAAACAAGTCAAACTTCCCTCATAAGAAGTTTGGCTTTTTGTTTCTTATTTGTTATATTTAGCCATAATTAAGATTATGGAAAAACAAATGTATCATGTTAAGTCACCATTTGCCCCAGCAATAGCGAATTTTCCTAACAAAAGTTATATAGTTCCAGCATGGATTGAAGTACCAATTGGTACAACATTGGATCAAGTGACTTGGGAAAAGGATATTGCATTACCAAAACCAGATCCTAATATATTTGAAGTGCCTAGTTCTGATGGTAAGGGATTTTACCAAGTTCAGAAAGTAGGTGTTAAATGGATTTGTAATTGTCAAGGTTATTGGAGATCAAAAGATCGCGTTTGTAAACATATTAAACAAGTAAATAAATAAAGGTTATGAAGAAAGTAGGAAAGATTACTAACACATGGAAGCAAGCACTTCAACTCATTAAATCAAAACAAGTTAATGAAGCAGTTGAGAAACTGGATGAGTGTCTATTGATTTTAGCTCTTGAAACTGAGAAAGAAACTGAAAAATTAGATGGTCATACTCTTGACTTATGGAAAATGAGAGTATGGGTTAAGTTGGAAGACCTAAATGTAATACCAGCTTATGACTCCTACATCTAAGAAAAAGAAAAAACAACCTCTAATTGACCCTGATTACAAACCATACATTGTCCTGAATGATAAATTACAGGTATGGGTTGGGTTATTAGATGGAGGAAGAAGAGTAGCATTCTCAGATGATTTTGATGAGGCTAAAGTATTAGGTTATGAAGAACAATTTGTACATATCTGTAGAATCGCAGACTGTCAAGTAATGAAAGATTATATATGAATTTAATTATAGGAATGCTATTAGGAATAATAGCTCAGTTTTTAACATTTGTCCAACTGCAAGGCAGATGGAAGTTTGATTGGATGAAAGAAAATCCATGGTGGATGGTATTATTAGGTTTACCTATTTCATACTTGTTCATGGCATCAGTTCAACATATGGTGACTCATTTTGAAGGACAACTTTGGCCTTCTCGCCTAATAGGTTTTGCAGTTGGGACAATTGTTTTTACATTTATGTCAATGCTTTGGTTTAATGAACCAATTAATACTAAAACAGCAATTTGTTTAGGTTTAAGTGTTTTAATTTTATTAGTACAACTATTTTGGAAATAATATGGCTGAAAAAAGAGGACAAACAGAAAAATTAGTTTATGACTTTCCAACTCAATTATCAACTGAGATTGGTTATGAAGATGGATTTTGGATTAGAGTGACTTGCAATCGTTTTAGGAGTTATAATGGTCCAAGACGTATTTTATATCTTAATGAAGAAGGTAAAGGTGAATATAAGGAATATCATGGACCAGTTTATTATTATGAGTCAAATAAGAGGTTAAAAGATAAAACTAAAAAAGGATATGTTTACCTAAATGATATAAAACCTAAACCACAATTGCGACCTGGTGAAATGCATTTCCTAGAAGATGAAAGAGTTAGGAAACAGTTAGGAAAGTAGAGTATGTATATACATGCTCAAGCTATTTGATCAACATATCTCTAAAATAAACAAGACAATTCATTCTTGTACTACACCTGAGCATATAGAATCAGCTAGACAAATAGTAAAAAACTTTATTGACTATTGGAAAGTGAAAAAAATAAATATTAAAACATTGAGGCATTATTTACGTCACTTTAATACATTAATACACTTTAAATCAAAATTAATTAATTATAATGAGTAACGAAGAAAGAATTGAAGAAATTTTATATCAAGCACATCAAGCTGGAACTTATCATGAATTAATGGGGTTAGTTGAAGAGTATCAATATAAGAATCAAGATAGATCAAAACGCTCAATTGATTTTTATGAAATGGCTCATTTTAGATTAAAGTTTAATAGATAATGTTTGGCTCTCCATGAGTTAGATATTATATTTATATATAATTAATAACACAATGGAAAAGAAAACATTAAACGGATTAAGTGAGCGCCATGTAGCTCAAATCATTAGAAGAAAAATGATACAAAGATGCAAACCATCTGCTAAAACATACAAACGAGAAAAATTCAAATATGGCGAAGAGTAAAAAGTTATGGGTACGGTTTCCAAATGAAAGTGATCATCATGAAATGGAAGTTGATTTAGATCAATTTGAACGTAGAATTGAATTTGATGATGAAGTGTTTGGATGGTATAGAGGAGATTATATTTCAATTAAAAAATGAAACAGTTATATTTTTACAATGGTGAAGTGTATGTTGTTTTAAGAGCTATTCCTGCAAGTTATTTTTTTAGTAAGGAAGGTGAATTGAAAAGAGATTTACTTCATTTATGGAAGGAAGGATTAGATGCGGATCATGTTTTAAAAACTGAGTCTCATTTTCTGTTATGTGAAACAATTAAAGAACCCGAATGGGAGGAAATTTATGAACAAGAAGAGAGTATACCGGAACTTAGTTCTTAGTGGAGAGATAAATGAAGAGTCAGCTCAAAACATCATTCAACATATAAATGACATTAATGAGGATGATCATGGACCAGTTGAAGATCGAGTTCCAATCCAACTAAAAATTAACAGTTTAGGTGGTTCAATGTATGATGGTTTTGCAATCATAGGAGCTATTGAATCATCAATTACCCCAGTTTATACTTGCGGTTACGGCGCTATTATGTCAATGGCTCTACCTATTTTATTATCAGGTCATAAACGATTTGCTCACAAATTAACTTCATTTATGTACCATGAATGTTTAAGTGTGTTTGGGGACTATGAAAAGGTAACTACATTAAAAGAGAATTTAGAGGAGACAGAACGTATTTTAGATATGTATGATGATTATATTTTTAGTAAAACATCACTCACTAAAAAACAATTAGATAAGGTTAAAAGAGGGAAGTATGATTGGTATTTTGATGCTAATGATGCTTTAGAATATAAAGTAATAGATCAAATAATATGATAGAGCAAAAAAAAGAAATCCAACAATTGACAATAGCAGTTATTACAGGTATTATACTAGGTGTAGCTATTGTAATGATATTAGCAACGGGATGTGTAGCTAAACATCCTAAATGTGCGGCTTATGATAAAGTTGAAACAATAAAGTAATATGAAAAAAATAATGGTTATGTTAATGTGTTTACTAGCATTGTCTAGTCAAGCACAAACAAGACAGCAACGCAATGCTGCTTTTGATAGAATGAGCTCAGCTATGAGAGGCAACTATGTCTCAGATGCTGATGTTATGAGATGGGGTGGGTTTGCTGCTGTAGTGGCTGGAACAGCTATTATTATTGCCCATCAATTTGAGGGTAATGAGGCTTGGAAACATGCTAAACAAGGTGGTGGATGGTATTATGATCCATACTTTAAACAAGGTACTCGCCCATTTATGATTCCAATTGGAGTAACATTTATAATTGGTGGAACTGCAACAGTAATGAGGAATGTTAGATAAAATAAAACAGGCTTGGAGAAAATTTATCAAACGTTATATTGTTGATGAATGCCCAAAAGAATTAAACGATTTATTTTAAAAGTTATGTATAGAATTAAAATATTTTTTAGACAATGCCGCAATGTGTTAAGATGGTTCCCAGTTATTTGGAGAGACAGAGATTGGGATCATCATTATTTTAATGAGATTCTAATTAAGAAATTAGAACATAAACGCGATTTCTTCTTATCAGATAGAACACATATAGTTAGAACTAAAGAAACAGCTGAGGAAATTCAAACAGCAATTGATATGCTTCATAAAACTAGAGACTCTTGGGAATTTTATGAGTGTCCTATGATGCGAGAATTAGATGTTAAGTGGGGTGAGGGTGTTTTAAGATTTGTTCCAATTGAAGGAACAGACACTGAAGAAATGTTTATTGATCATGAGGGTGTTAAAACACCTGAAGATGAAAAGCAGTATCGTGAAGAGTTTAGAGCTGGAATGATTAAAGCTGAAAAACAATATAAAAAAGATAAACGAGAAGCTTATAAATACTTAGCTGATCATATTGATTATTGGTGGGATTAATTATGGCAACACTAGAAACACAATACAAAAATTTTCTTAAAAGTAATCCAACATCAACTTTTACATTTGAGGAGTGGAAAAAGAAATGGGCTGATGATATTAGACCTATAATTGAGGAATTAAATAATCCACCTATTGAATGGAAATTATATGAACAATATACTAAACATTTTGTTGGATATGAAGATATTCCTGATTATGAGTGGTTTAAACATGAATTAAAAAATAATGAAGCATTTAGAGAACGTTATGGGAAAGATAATTCTAGAATTTGATAGTTACGAAGAAGCTCATGAAGCTAAACTAGCAATGCAAGCCAGAGATTGGAAAGATGTTGTACGGTCATTAGATAATGAACTACGTGAGGTTGTTAAGTACGGAGGAAGTATGATTGAGCAAGGTGAAGCAAGTGAGACTGAAATAGATATGGCTCAAAAAGTACGAGACTTACTTCGTGGACTCATGTCAGAAAATAATTTAAGTTTAGAATAAAAACAAATAATATATTGTTTGGCTTCCCAAAATTTAATCGTATATTTAAATAAAAAATAAATACAATGAGTAAAAAACAAAAAACGTGCCCATATGGACGCACATATTCGGATTACACAGTAATTCAAGGAAATGTAATTTTCAAAATTACAGACGCATACTACAATGGTAATGGAAATTTCGTTAATATTGATCAAAAATTAATTTTCTCCTGCCCAATACATTCTAGTATCTTAATTGCAGATGATGAAGATGCAAATGTAACTGCACGAATTGTCCCTAGTTTGAGCACTAATAATGATGGTACACCACCAAATGAAACCAAAATGAATATTGGAGCTAATACTCCGCCAGTAACCCAAACTAAAACTGTAGTTGTAGATAATGGTAGTAGTTTTGTTGAAGGGGCTATTGTTGGAGCATTATTATTCTAAAAACAAAAACAAAAACAAATAATATGAAAAAACTATTTTTAATTGCTCTAATGAGCTTAACAACCTTAATCGGTTATTCACAAGTCATAGACTTTAACCAAACCATTTCAGTGAGTTCAACTTATGACACAATTTGTGGTGGATTTGCTACAATGCAAAACGGCTTACCTGTTATCAGTATTTCACCACAACCAGACGTGTCATCACAAGGTCCATATAATGGAAATTATCAGTTTATTGTACCAATTGGAGTACCTATTACTTACACTGTTCATGCGGTAGGTATGTGTGGTTGTGTATTTGACACAACATTCACTGAAACACTTGACTCTACTCAACATGGATTTCATGTTTTTCAGATTGGAGGTAGTGGGTTCTACGGTGTTTCATGGACTGATTGCTCTGATGTAGTAGGTGTTGAAGAACTATCAATCAGTAAAAAACTAATCAAAGTAATTGATGAAACTGGTAGGGAAGCTACTCCAGAACCAAATAGATTCTACATCTATGTTTATAGTGATGGGTCAAGGGAAAAGAAAATGATTGTGAAAGATTAACTAATATGAACAACCTAGATAAAGAATACCAAATGCTCCTAGAGTATATTCTAGGAAATGGAGTAGAAAAGAAAGATCGAACCGGCACGGGGACCAAATCAGTCTTTGGTTGGCAGATTCGTCACAATATGAGTGAAGGCTTTCCTTTACTCACAACCAAGAAAATGGCTTGGAAGCAGATTGTAACTGAACTACTATGGTTTTTAAGAGGTGATACTGATATAAGATTTCTTTGGAAAAACAACTGTACTATATGGGATGGAGATTGGTATAAACATTACAAAACTACATGCTCAGAACCGTATAGTTTAGATGAAATGAAAAAATTTGCATTAGCAGGTGATAGTTCATTTCATGAATCTACTTGGGATTTAGGACCAATTTACGGTAAGCAATGGAGAAGTTGGACTAAAAATAAAATGTATCTATCAACAGATGGTAGTTATGAAAATATCTTTGGTGAAGCTGACCAAACAGTCATTGACCAAATAGCAATTCTAATCAACGACCTTAAAACAAATCCAGACTCAAGACGACTAATGGTTAATGCTTGGAATGTAGGTGAATTAGATGAAATGGTGTTACCTCCTTGTCATTATAGTTTTCAAGTTTATACAAGAGAGTTGAGTTTGGAAGAGAGATGTAAACTTCTTAATCCAAAACCACAATCTTATGATTTAGTGGAAGCAACTCATGAAGCCTTAAAGAATCAAAACATCCCAACCAGAGCAATCTCTTTAATGTGGAATCAACGCTCAGTAGATACATTCTTAGGCTTACCATTCAACATTGCTAGTTACGGATTACTATTAACAATGATTGCTGATGAAGTAAACATGGTTCCTGATCAACTTATAGGAAACTTAGGTGATGTTCACTTGTATTCAAATCATATTGAACAAGCCAAAGAACAGATTAATAGAGAACCTTACCCACTACCAAAAGTATCAGTTAGAGATGGTATCCATTGTTCATCGGTTAATGATATTATCTTAGAGAACTATCAATCACATCCAGCAATTAAAGCACCTTTATCAAATTAATAATATTTATTAACATGAAAAGATCTGAACTAAAACAACTTATTAAAGAAGCCATAATAGCTGAATTCGCGTCTAATGATATAGACATGGCTTTAAAAGCAATTAACGCTGACCCAATAACAAAAGGAATTGGAGCACATAAAGAAGATAATTTTATTATCTTTAGAGTAAAACCAGATGCTAAACAAATAGAGGCATTAGGCAAAATGATAGGCAAAATAAAAATTGGAGCACATCCTGAAAAACCAGGAAAGTTTAGTGCAAAATTTGAAAAATAAAATTAGGCCTTAGGGCCTATTTTTATTATATTACAGTCATGTCAATAGATGAATATTCATCAATTTATAGAAACATATTTAAATCAGTTATGAAAGGGAATTATCAAGTTAGAAGTAAACAAACAAATGAGCTTATTTGCATTTGTGAAACACTTCAAAAAGCAGAGTTAGTAAAACACAGTATTGAACATTGTGGAGCAATGGCTAATAGAAGTGTAGAAATTGTTGACTGTACAATTAGTCTATAATGGAGTTAATTACTACTTACATTTGTAAAAAAGGAGACATTGGTGTCCATGACAATATGTTTGGTGGCACTATTATGTCTTTAATTGACGATGCTGCTGCTTCGTATGTATCTCAAATCTGTGACACACAACGAGTTGTTACTTTAAAAATTGATGAGTTAATCTTTAAACGACCTGTTAAAGTAGGAGCAATTTTAAAGATATATGGTCAAGTAGTTGAGTTCGGAAATACCTCAGTTACAGTGGAGATAGACGTCAGAAAACATAATGTCTATACAGGTGCCCAAGAGACAGTTACCCACACTAAAATCGTCTTTGTTCGCATTGATGATGAAGGTAAACCACTACCAATACATCAACTTGTTAAAGATAGATATTGGGAGCGAATGAAAGTACATGGTAGAGGATTACTTGATGCAAAGGAAAAGAATAATGATATTTATAATAAAAAATAAAAATGGCTAAAGACTTTAATGTATACCAATGGCGTCGTGAACATCTAAATGAGAACGTTGATGAGACATTTTCAACCAAACAATATAGAGAAGATGATAAGATAAATAATTTCACTAAAGGTGAAAAAATAGATCGTATGTCAACTAGTTTTCAAGATGAGAAAGGAAATGATATTCAAATTGGTTTAAATGAAGAAGGTGAGATGATGGTTTCTACTCTATCATTTGATGATATTAAAGGTAAAAAATTACCTTATGATATAACTGGGGGAGCATGGATTGAGGTATTACGTCCTGAGTCATTTGAAGATTGGAAAGATCGTTTTATTCGAATATATGGAGATGCTAAGTTAAGTATTAATGGTGATAAATTTATCCCAAGTAATGAAAAAATTGACGCCCTCAATAAATCAGCTGCTTCTGATATTCGTGGAGCTGTAGGTACATTAGATTAATTTCAACCCAAATATAAAATAAGTTAGGCCTTCGGGCCTTTCTTTATTATATTTAGGATATGAAAAAGTTATTAATAGCCATTGGTTGTGTGACACTCATGAGTGGAACAATCTATAAACCTATTGAGAAACCAAACGCTGCTTTAAGGATGTATAGAGCAATTATGTTATACTCAGGAATGTATAATGTACCTAAACATGTAGCGTTTAATATAGCTCATTTAGAAACTACATATCGTGGACCACAAGACTCAACCTATAATCCATCTCGAGTATCTAAAAAGGGAGCTATGGGGCCAATGCAAATAATGTATAGGTATGCTTCTTATTTCGCAGAACGTAAGGTGACTAAATCTGAATTAAGAGATAGTATCGAATTTAATGTTAATTTAAGTATGAAAATACTCGCTCAAAATTATAAGCGATATAAGAGTTGGAAGAAAGCAGCAGGTGCTTATAATACTGGAAGACCAATTATAAATCACTACGCTAAAGAAGCAGTTAAAAAAGATTACCAAAGAAATTGGCTTCAAGAAGAAAAATTATTATCATTAAATAAATAAGTTATGGCAGATTTTAGTAAACAATGGGTTGAAATGAATGACCCAAACATGGGATGGGATTTTGATATTGAAGCAATCGCTGCTGATATGAAACCCGGAACAATTAATCCTTATTACATTTGTGAAGGTCTTGGATCAGTAGCAATTGGGAAAGATGAAAATGGAGTAATTCACTTAGCAATGGCAACAGGTGTCTTTGGAGATGAAGGACATGAAGTACATTGGAAAACATTAGAGGAGGTGCTAAATGGATAATACATTAATGTCATTATATGACTATTTAGGGAAAGCAGCTGGTAAAAAACTGGGTGGGGAAGTTAATGAAACAGCTAAACGTAGACGTATTCCAATCAACACCCGCCAAGTAAGTAACCCAAAATATGAGGGTGTAGTTTTATTATACCCAAAATGGTTTTTGGATGAATTTTTTAAAAAAGAAGATGACGATGAACTACCATTCTAATATTTATAGATAAATCATCTATAATTAAAGAATGGGAGAGACAATTTGGGTAGCTATAATAGGGGGCATAATTGGCCCTATTATAGTTCTAACAAGTAAATGGTACTTAGATAATAAACTAGGTAAAAAGAAAACTGATATGGTAACTGAAGCACTTGAAGTAGGTGAGTTGGTTACTACTAAATTAGATCAGATAAAAGATGATTATGAGGCCGATCGTGTATGGTTAAGTCAATTCCATAACGGCGGTCACTTTTATCCTACAGGAAAATCAATAGCTAAGTTCTCTATATTCTATGAGACAGTTACTCCTAGTGCTCAATCACTCCAATTAACACTTAAAAACATCCCAGTTGCCTTATTTAGTAAGAGTTTTAATGAGTTATTAAATGAAGGAGCTGTCACCATTCCTGATTTTGAAGATGAGACTATCTCAACATATGGTTTAAAATACTTTGCAGCTGAGTATGGAACCAAATCTCAATACTTGTTTGCTATTAAGAATTTTGAAGGTAAGTTTATAGCTATTTTGGGTATTGATTACACTAAAGAAAAACATAGATTAAAATTAAAAGAAATTGAAGAACTAATACGTACCTCTATCTCATTGGGTGGAGTTTTATCTAATCACTTAAAAGCATAACACACATGAATTACACTAAAGAAAAAATTGAAGCTGCTGTTAAAGCCAAAGGATATGTTTGGTTTGAAGGTGCAAAAGACTTTGACGTTAATATTGTTGGAGTAAGAAACTCAGACACTGGTCAAGCAGTTACAAACGCATTTGATGATCGTATTACTGTATCATATAAAGAAAATGGTAATTGGGTTTACAAAGAATGGATTATCACTACTGACCCAGGTAAAAAAGGAGTAATGGAGTATCATAATGCAGCTGGTGTTGCTCGTTTAGTTGAAGGACAATACCGTGGTTCACATATGTTAGGTTTACATCAAGGTAAATATGAAGCATTAAGACAAAAATCAAATGTTAAAGTATACCGTGACCCAAACCGTGATATGAAATATGATGAAACCAAGATTCAAGAAGGTGTATTTGGTATTAATATTCATAAAGCAGGTGCTGACTCAACTTATGTTGAGAACTGGTCTGAAGGATGTCAAGTATTCAAGAGAGCCAAAGATTTTGAAGCATTTATGGAAATTATGAGAAAAGCAGCTGCTATACATGGTAACTCATTCACTTACACTTTAATTGAAAGTGCTGATATAAAATAAGAGAGTGTAAAATATCTTATGTAAAGTTTGGCCTTAGGGCCATTCTTTGTTATATTTAATCATAATTAAAATAAATAATAAGTTATGATTGAAAAATTGAAATTACACAATGAAACTGAGTTATGGTTGGAACCAGATGTTGCTACTCAAACTGTAGATGTTTTCTTATATGACATTTATAATGAAACTAAAACACGTTTGGTGACATGGCAAGGTAATAAAGGTATACCTGGTGGTGAGTGGGTGAGTAATCATTTCGGTCATAAAAATAAATTCTTTAATATTGTAAAGGAATATAAGAGTAAATTCACTCGCAGTTTTAATAAATGTAAAGAGTTTAATAACACTAATGGTGAAGGTAAAGGTGGTTTTATGTTACAATGGAATTGTTTGAAACGTAGAGTAAATATTAAAATTCACAAATTAACACGATGATAGATAATTTTGAACAAATAAGATCATTAATGAAGTTCGAAGACGATTACTTCTACTTCATTCAGATCATACAACGTAAAAAAGAAAATCCTGAATTAGGTTCAAATAATAGAATCATTCGCTCATATATGATTTCGAGTGAGGAAAAGTTTGATAAAAACGGATCTGAGATTGTTCAAATATGTGAGATGTTTAATGCTAGAGCTTATATTCACTTAAATAGAAGAAAGTTTAGTAAGATTGCTTTAGAATGTTTAAGACATAATGCTGAATTGATTGCTAATAGTCAATATGAAGGTATTAAATCAAGTCTTGAAACTGTCATTGGAAGACATAATTGTGAGTCAAAAGATAATAAGACATTTATTCTAGATTGTGATGGTATGAACACACCAAGCCCACTTATGATGGCTATGATTGATCATAAATTATCACCTAACGGACCAAAATGTTTACATATCATTCCAACTAAAAATGGATGCCATTTGATTACAAAACCATTTGACACTCAGGCGTTTCATTTAGAATATCCAGAAATTGAAATTCATAAAGATAACCCAACAATTTTATACATACCATGAAACAATTAATATTATTAAGAGGATTACCTGGAGCGGGTAAGAGTACATTCGCTAAATCATTAGGTGGTATCCATATTGAAGCAGACCAATATTTTTTTGTAAAAGGAGAATATAAATATGATGCATCACAAATAGAAAATGCTCATAACTATTGTCAATCACAAACTCGAGCATGGATGACTCATAGTGGTGAGCAGATAAGTGTAGATAAAATCATTGTATCTAACACATTTACTAGAGAGTGGGAATTAGAACCTTACTTTAAAATGGCAGAAGAGTTTGGTTATCAAGTAGTTTGTCTTATAGTTGAAAATAGACATGGTAGTAAAAACATTAATGGTGTGCCTGAAGAAAAAATAGAACAAATGAAAAATCGTTTTGATATAAAATTGTAAATATGGAAAATAATAACTCAGTGTGCTATGTAGCACGCATAAACGAAATCAAACCGATCCCAGGAGCCGATAACATCGAGCAAGGTGTCATTGGTGGATGGAATTGTATTTTCAAGAAAGGGGAACATAAAGTAGACGATTTAGTAGCCATTGCTACAACAGATGCTGTTATACCCCAAGGGCTTTCAGATGCAATGAATGTGACTAATTATTTACGTAAAGGTCAACGTGTACGTACTGTGAAGCTGAGGGGAGTATATTCCGAGTGTTTAGTGATTCCTAACCAGTTTTTACCAGTTGGTTACAACCCAGAAGGTAAGGATCTGATGGATTCGTTGAGTATCTTCAAATACGAACCACCAGCTGTACAAGTACAATTAGCATCAGGTCGTAAAGTTAAATATCATCAAAATCCTAACTTTACAGTATACTATAAATTCCCTAACATTAAGAATGTATCTGGGATGTTTAGTGCAGATGACTATGTTCAAATCACTCGTAAGTTACATGGTACAAATGCTCGTTATGGTATTGTTAAGAAACGTAAATTATCATTTTGGGATAAATGTAAGAAGTTTTTACATTTAGCTGATGAATGGATTGAATATGAATATGTTTATGGTTCACATAATGTGGAGAAAGGATCTGATACTCAAGGTTTTTATGATACTGATGTTTGGAGAACAGTTGCTGACAAATATGATATCAAAAATAAATTATGGCAATATGTTAAATGCCATTCACCTAAAGAAATTGGATCTGGAATCATTTTATATGGTGAGATTTATGGTCCTGGTATTCAAAAGAACTATGACTATGGGTTGAATGAATTAAATTTTGCTGCCTTTGATATATCAGTTAACGGTGAATACAAACATGCTTATGCTACATGGAACATTGTTGGGATATTAAGATTACCTCATGTACCTGAGTTATATAATGGGCATTGGTCTCAAGAAATTCAAGATGTATTTACATTCAACAACTTTATTGAAGGTACTAAAGTACCACATGAAGGCATTGTAATCAAACATATATCAGGCGAAAGGAACAAAATTGCTAAAGTAATTAATCCTGATTATTTGATATATGGAGAGAAACATGATGTAGGAGATTCACACTAAGATTTGGCCTTCGGGCCTTTTCTTATTATATTTAATCATTATGAAAATTGAATTAAAACAAGGTCAAAGAGTATGGTTCACAAGTGATACTCACTATAACCATTCAAATATTTGTAGAGCAACTACACGTTGGACAGATGCTGATAGTGTGACTCGTGATTTTAGTTCATTAGAAAGAATGAATGAAGAGTTAGTATTTTGGATTAACCAAAGAGTGGCTCAAGATGATATTTTAATTCACTTAGGTGATTGGTCGTTTGGTGGGTTTGAGAGTATTAAACAATTCAGAGATAGAATTATATGTCAAAACATACATTTAGTACTTGGTAACCATGATGGGCACATTGAAAAAAATAAAGACAACATCCAATCTATCTTCAGTTCAGTAAACCAATACTTAGACTTAGAAGTTAGTTGGTGGGTAGTAGGTAAGAAAAAAGAACGCCAACGTTTCATTTGTATGCACTATCCAATTGCAAGTTGGAATGGAATGAATGATGGAGTAATTCACTTACACGGACACGTTCATTTACCTAACCAAATTAGAGTAGCTGATGGTAAAGCAATGGATGTTGGAGTAGATGGAAATAGTTTGGAACCCATCAGTTTAGAAAATATATTAACAATAATGAGGCACCAGCCAATTGCTAAGTTATCATTACCAAAAGATCATCACGAAAAAAGATTAATATGAAAACAATATTTTTAGGCGACACACATGGTCGTAGTTTATGGAAAGACATAGTAGCGAAAGAAACACCAGACCGAGTTATCTTTATAGGTGATTACTTTGATAGTTTTGATATTGGAAGTGCTGAACAGCAATTCAATTTTAAAGAAATTATTGAGTTTAAAGAAAGTAATCAATGTGAAGTAATTATGTTGGTTGGCAATCATGACTACCATTACTACCCAGGTGGTGAAACATATTCAGGTTACCAACATGGTGCTGCTCCTGCTATTAGACAGTTGTTAGAGGAGAATAAACACCATTTACAAATGTGTTATCAATTAGATAATATCTTATGTTCACATGCTGGCATAGGTTATAATTGGTTAGTTGAGCAAGAAAAATATGAGCCAGGTACAGACCCAGGTACTATAGCTGAGTATGTAAATGCTATTTGGGAACATCAACCTAACCATTTTATGTTCTATGGATTTAATCCCTATGGTGATAATAAAACACAAACGCCAATTTGGATTCGACCAGCTAGTTTACTATCAGGTAATAAAGAAACATTCTTAAAAACTGATTATATTCAAATTGCAGGTCATACTCAAGTACGTAAAATTGATATTGAAGGTAAAGCAACTGGTGGTAGATATTACTTTATTGATGCAATTGACGAACGTCAATATTTAATATATGAGGATGAAAAGTTTAAACTAGGTGAAATTTAATAATATTTATAACAAATTAATTATATGAAAGATACATTATCAACATCAGTAGGTAAGCCAGTAGACTTTGGAGTATTTAATCAGTTAGCTGATTATGGTGCTTTAGGTTTAGCAGTGTTAGGTTTAGGTTTTGTTGCTTGGTTCTTATTCAAACGTAATTTAGATGAACAAGATCGAATGAAACGTAAGATGGAAGAACTTGAAAGACAAAACTTTGAACAAGCAGACGCTAATAGAGCATCAGCAATCCAGGAGCAAGCAGTTGTAGCAAAAATGTCACCTGCTAAGAAACCTAGAGCTAAAAAACAATGATATTAAGTATATTCTTACAAGCCCAATCATTTGGAGTATTTGAAACCCTAACTCAATATGGTGCACTTGGTGTTATTGTATTGGGTTTAGGTGCTGTACTATGGTATATGCTTAAACGCCAACTCGCTTCTGAAGATGAGTTAAAGAAAAAAGTAGATGATTTACAAAAAGAACTAAACGGCTACATTAAAACAGATGCTGGTAAAGTTCAAAGCGCATTAGACAATAATACTCAAGCACTCAAAGACTTGAGAGAGATAATCATAATGAGTAAAGGTAGTAGAAAGTGAATAAACAAAGATTACTATTATTCGGGGTTTTGATATCGGTTGTAGCATTGGTTGTGCTCAATATCGGTATGGCGGGAAGTGGTCATGTTGACGTTGTGAATGAAAACGTTACGTTGGAAGAAAAAAACACAACATTAACAAAACAAAACGAGACACTAACTCATGAAAACAAGCAGTTGAATGAGAAAGTAGAAGTTTTGGAAACCGCTGTCGAAACCTATGAAAAAGCTGATTCTGCTCGCGCTGCTCGTGATAAGCAATCTTGGGAACTTACTGTCCCAATCGGAGATTAAAAAATATCCTTACACAACAATTGATGAAGATGGTGTAACTAAAGTAGTAGTTATGACTACTGAGCAAGCTGACCTTATAAATAAAAAATATAAGGAAATGGAGGCTGAGCTTAATGCTCTTAAAGCCACTATCAAGACACAACATGATACAATTACTAAACAAAAAGTAATTATTCAAACTCAAATTGATACTATTTTAAAACAAGAGATAGTTATCAAAACGCAAGTAGATACAATTACCAAATACAATGAAAAGGTAGTTTACATTGAGACAGATAAAGATAGTTTAAGTATAGAATACACTTCATTACAAGATAGTTTGTGGAAATGGGCACTTGGCCCTACATTAATTTACACCACATACCCAGATACTGACGTTGTTTATTTAATGGATTTATCTCGCTATTACATGGTAACAGATGACTTCGGGACAACATTCAATAAAATGACAGACGCTGAATATAAGCGATATCAAACATTTATTCAAATATATGGTTTATCAGCTGAGGCGTTATGGCGCTTTAGATCAGATATGAGAATTCAAAAGTTAGCTGAGTCTGATTTAGAAGATAGAAAGGTATGGAAATATAGAAGAAAATATAAATAAATATTTATAATAAAAGCAATGATAATAGGTCACCCAGGTACATGGCAACAGTTTCAATTTAGACCAGATAATAAAGGTTTAAATGTTATGGAGATGAAATCAAAATATCTTCATGAGCAATATTTGTTTGAAGCACAAATGCTGAATTTACAGCAGATGCATCAACAAAATATGTTTATGAATGGAGTTGGGGGTGGGTCTTTACCTTCATCCACCCCAGAACCTGTTATCCCCAATAATTTAATTACATTCCAATTTCTAGATATAGGAGCAGCTTCAATTGAGTTAGGATTTGATGTAACACAAATATCAGGATGGAATAATATATTCTCTAAAACATTTACATATATAAATGTAGATAATAATATAGTAACTATTGGAGGAGCAGAAAATATTACATTCTTCACAGACCAATTCTCAGGTACTACAACTATTGAAAGAGTAATAGATGTGAATAATAATACTATAAGAACCATAGAAGATGGAGCATTCCAAGACTCACTTGTAGCCACAATAATAGCGAATTATGTTATCTCTATAGGATCAAATGTGTTTAATGGATGTTCCAGTTTTATAGAAGCATCATTTGCATCAGATTGTACTTATGGGAATGATGTGTTTTTAAATGTCTCAACATCTGGAACTATAACTGTTAATACTAATGACTATACTGACCCAAATATTCAATATTTAGAAACTACAAAATCTTGGGTAGTCACTCAAGTTTAATTTTAACAAAAATATCAACAAAATGTTTGGCCTACGGGCCACTTTTTGTTATATTTAGATCATGAAATTAAACACATTATTTAAAAGAGCAGTTAACGGTAAAGTAAATGAATGGACTGTTGAAGTAGAAAACAATTGTTTTAGAACAATATCTGGTTACACAGATGGAGTTAAAACAACTTCCGAATGGACATGCTGTTCAGGTAAGAATTTAGGTAAGAAAAACGAAACCACACCTGAACAACAAGCACTAGCTGAAGCTCAAGCGATGTGGACTAAGAAATTAGAATTAGGTAGTTATGAATCAATAGATGATATTGACACACCTAAGTTCTTCAATCCAATGCTAGCTCATAAATTTGAAGATTATAAGGACAAAATTACTTATCCAGTATTTAGTCAACCTAAACTAGATGGTATTAGATGTATTGTTAGAGCAGATGGTATGTGGAGTCGAAATGGTAAGAAAATAGTTTCAGCACCTCATATCTATGAAGCAATGAAACCATTATTTGAAACTAATCCTGATTTGATTTTTGATGGTGAGTTGTATGCTGATAAGTTTGCAAATGACTTTAATGCTATTTGTTCATTAGTTAAAAAAACTAAACCAACAAGTGATGATTTGAGAAAAAGTGCTGAATCAATTCAGTATCACATTTATGATTTACCAAGTCATTCAGGTATCTTTACAGATAGAGCATTTGCTTTAGCAGATATGTTATTACCTAAATGTTGTGTGAAAGTAGAAACAACTAGATGTGGACATGAAGTAGATCTTTTAGCATTATATGAAATGTATGTTACTACGGGTTATGAAGGTCAAATGATTCGTTTAGATAAAGAATATGAATCAAAACGTTCTAAATCATTACTTAAACATAAATCATTTATTGATGAAGAATATACTATTTTGGATGTAGTTGAAGGTGAAGGTAATAAAACAGGAATGGTAGGTTCATTTGTATTTAGAAGTAAGACAGGTCATATATTCAATTCATCACCTAAGTATAGTTGGGACGAATGTAAAGAGCTTTGGAAGAAAAGACAAGAATTGATTGGCAAATCAGCAACAGTTAAGTATTTTAATTTAACACCAGATGGTGTTCCAAGATTTCCATATGTAATTAATATTGATAGAGAAAGTTATGAATAAAATAGAAGTTTTAAAACAACACAATCAACAATTAGGATCATCATATATTGATGTAATTAAACAGGTATATCCTAAAAATAAGTATGCTGAGTTAGTAATTAATCTAACTAAAGCTCATTATAAAGAAAAAGTTGATAATGAAGAACTTATGTTTCATTTACATAAGACATATAATATACCTGAAAAACAATTAAGAGACATGTCTAGTTATGATTTAAGGTACATGGCAACTCTACTTGATTTTATTCCTTATCAAATAAGAGAAATGATGCCTAAATTTACAGACTATGTTGAACGTGGTTTGATTGAGAATAAAGATCTGACATCATATAAAGGTATTGAGGATATGTTAAGGCAAATGTCAATAGCCGAGTTAAAGTCGGTTAATAAGGAATTAGCTAAACAAATCCATAAAGTATATGAAGATGAAGAGTGGTTGGTTTTAAGACCATTATCTAGAGAAGCATCTTTAAAATATGGAGCCGGAACTAAATGGTGTACAGCTAGTACTGATGATGATTGGCCTTATTATAGATACACAAGACGAGGTATTCTTGTTTACACTATGAGTAAGAAAACAGGTCAAAAAGTAGCCACATTTAAGAACATTAAAGATGAACATGAATTGTCATTTTGGAATGAAGTTGATACTCGAATTGATTCATACGAGGCTGATTTACCTAAATTTATTATGGAGATAATATTTACTGAGTTAAAATCTACTTTAACAAATGAAAATATGGCTCCTGAAGAGTGTAAATATAAAGACATGGGGTTGAAATCAGAATCAATGCCTGAACCAGTGAATGAATTAATTGCTGTTCCACGTCTTACTTACCCATCAACATATGATAATGAAGTAACTATTAATAATACAGTTAGTGTTACTCTAGCTAGAGAAGCACTTGAACAAGAAATAATAAACCACCTACAAGATGAGCAACATTAAATTTTATACCAACAGACAAATAGCATTACAGATGGCTATTGAAGCGAGAAAAGTCAAATACAATGGTAGTATTTTAGAAATCGCTGATGAGTTTTATGAATGGTTGCAAGACGCACCTATGAAAGATGAAGACCAAAGAGTTTGGTTAGATGGTTGGACTAAAACTACTCCTAAAAATGGAAAATAAATATGAACACGCTATCGCTTTAGGTAAATGCGATAGTGAAGAGGAACGTAATAAAATGATTGATCGAGTATCAGTATTACTTAAATATCGAGGTAGTATGGCTCAACAAATACTTGATCATATTAATTCACAAGATAAAGAGTTATTAGCCATGTTAGAACACATGTATAACCATTATGATGACTTAATTAAACAGAGCTTAGCATTATGAGAATCAGAATAAATGATATTGAATGTAGAGACCAAATATCTAACTCAGGAAACTATGAAATCATTAAGTGGTATAAAAATAGTTACTATGGAACTGAACAGGAGATGTTAGATAAAGGTTATATTCATAAAGATGGATATTATACTAAAGATAATATTAACATTCATGAAGACTGTTTTAAGTCTCCTGAATCATGTTTTGTTATAGCTTGGTTAGAAATAAACCATAACGAACCAGATGTTAATTTAAATACAGTGGGTAGCAGGTTATTAGGACTAAACAATGAAGAAAGAAATGATTTCTTTGATGTTTATAGAATAGCAAATAATAAAATATTCAAACAATTTGATGGTGACGAGGATTAAAGTAATATACGTAGCTCAAGTACATCATAAACCAGTAGTAACAGCTCATACTTGGACAGACTTAATAGTTGGTTTAGATGATTACTATGGTGTAGGTCGGGATCCAAAAGTTAAAAAATTAGATTGGCACCCATACGATAGCAAATGGCCAACTGAATATGAAGGTCATTTTGAATATGAAGTAGATGACTATAATGGTGGAACCGAAATAGAAAAAGTAAATGTGTTTTGTGTAGACTTTTATCCACATACTAAATATGAAACAAATGAAAATTGAATTTCCAGAAATATTTGCAATAATATTATTAACAATAGGAATAATATCTTGTGTATCACAAAATCCAAACAATAATATTACTACTCAACCAACTACAAATAGATTAGTATTAGACTCAACATCACGATTCTATGACCAAAACTATAGAATATACACACTAGACAGTTGTGAATATATTGTAGTAGGTTTTGGTAATTCAAAGTGGGGTAGTCATAAAGGTGATTGTAAAAACCCAAAACATAAAAGACAATGAGTAAACAAGTACTTAAACAAGTATCACCACTTACATCTGTATGGGTAGATAAAGAAGATAAAAAACAAACTAGTATTGATTTTTTGATTGAGCAAATTGAAATTATATTAAAATTGAACAATGTCCAACTGAGTGCTGGATACACAATTCATACAATTTTACCAATTATTGAAAAATTAAAAGCAATGCATAAGGAGGAGATTGAACATGCTTATAGGTGCGGAGCAGCAGAAATAGGGATGATTGCAGTAAATAAACCAAAACAATACTACAACGAAACATTTGGAGGAGATAAATAATGGAAACACTTAACGTAATAGCTGAAGTAATAACTTGTACACTACTCACTCTCATGGTAGGAGGAATAGTGTATGTAATGTTCTGGCAACCTAAAGATAGACAAAAATAAGTTTGGCTCTCTAAGATTTCAATCGTATATTTACAATATAAATAAAGGTTATGAAAAAAGAACTTATTAAAACATACAACTATCTACTGGTTGTAGATGATTCAGAGATTAAAGTAGGTGATTGGTTTTTATCTAATGATAATGAAATACTAAAATGTATTAACAA